ATTCGTACGGTGTTACCAGAATAATCTTCTATGTGTGTCGATTGTTTATTTCATGCCCAAGCATATCCATTACTTAAAGTTGCTCGTGGAGAAACAAAAAAACAATTACCATATAAGATTATTCTGGTAACACCGTACGAATCACAGATAGATGAACTATGGACAATCTTCATGTCGCTTATTGCCGATTCACCTTTATTAAATGATCAGGTATCTAAAATAAGAACTAGTGGTAATATGTATTTAATTAAATTTAAAAATGGTTCTACTATTAAAGGATATACAGTTGGTATTAGTTCGAGTAATAAAGGAACATCACTTCGTGGAAAATCAGCAGATTTATTATATATAGATGAAATGGACTTTATTCCAAGAGAAATTATGGAAGAAGTTATTATCCCTATATCAACTACTAACACCAAATGTAAAATGAGAGTTACGTCAACACCATCTGGTGCTAGAGATATGTTCTATGATATATGCACAAGAGCACCTGCTAATGGATGGCTTCATTTTCATGCTCCATCTTGGCATAAAGACAATACTAACTGGACAAGCATTGAACAAATGAGAGAACAAGGCAAACCACTTCATGAAAGCTCAGAATTTAAAGTAAAAGAAATTACTACTGATTCAGCTTATCAGAGAGAATATGGTGCTGAGTTTGGAGAATCTTTTGGTGGAGTATATAAACATGCTCATATAAATGCATGTAGTGTTAATTATGGTGCTAATTTAAACTCTAGTAATCCAGATCTATTTGATCCTGGATTTAAACAAAATAGTGAGAATCTTTATATTATAGGTGTTGATTGGAATAGTTATATTAATGGTGGTCAAATAGTTATGATGGAATATTGTAGAGCTAGCACAATAGTTAATTATTTTAACCACGAAACTAAAAAAGATGTTACTATAGATTTTACTGGAAAATATAGATTATTTTATAGAGCAGGTATTAAATCTAAAGAAGCTACTCAAAGAAAAACTAGAGAAGAAATAATAAGACTTATTAAACATTTTAAAATAGATTATGTGTATGTTGACTATGGTGCAGGCGATACTAATATAGAAGAATTAACATTGTATGGTAAAAATCATAAAGAATTAAATATGAATAAAAAACTTAGAGTTATTGACTCTGGTGCAGTGTCTGAACACTTCGATCCAATATTAAATGAAAAAGTTAAGAAACGTAATAAATCATTAATGGTTAACTTTTCTGCTTTAAGTCTAGAAGAAGGTATGTTTATACTTCCTAAAGAAGAAGATGAGAAAATTAAACTTGTTGGACAGATGCGTGGTTATAAAATTAAGAATGTTTCAGCAAGAGGAGACTATGTTTATACTGGCGAAGATCATATACTAGATGCTTTTAATTTGGCTATATTTGGATTTCAAAGAGAATATGGTAATTTACTTAGATCTAATGTACTTTATAATATACGACAAACAGAATCACCAATTTTATCATCATTTAAAATGACTACTAAAGAAGCTAACGTAATATCAACAATATATGATAGGCAACAAATTCAATTCACAGATCCAGAAAAAAGAAAACCTATGAAGTCACCAGCTAAAAGATTGATGCCTAAATTTGGATCTAGGACAGGACAATTTGGCTCACCATCTCGGAGGAATTTTTAATGGATGATAAAAGACTTAATGATATAGCTTCTTTTATTGGTGGACAAATACCAGAAGATCTTAGGATTAATGTTGAACAAGTTGCAGGAAAAGTTCAATTTCCATTAAAGCCTACTAGAACTTCTGCTATATCTAGTCCTGGTGATAAACCTAGTGGAAAAACACCAGATGCTGATGCTGAAATTGAATTAGATGGTTTAATTGATAATGTTGTTAATCTTGAAAATCAAGTTGATCAGATGGAAGATATGATCGATCAACACATTAAAGATATGGCAATTCCAGCAACAAATAATAATATTAAGAATGCTGTTAAAAAATTAACACCAGAATCAGAAGGTGTTATTACAGCAGAAACATTTTATAAAGCTAAATCGATTATGGATCATCTTCCAATTTGGTCATTAGGACAAGATCCTGTATTAGGAGCTTTAACTGGAGATGGTACTATTAATGGAGATTGGTTACAATGTAGTGATGTAACTAGAGACATAGCTAAATCATTCAAAGCTGCTGGTGAAAAAGATTATTCTAACGTAGATATTCCAATACAAGAACAAAGTTCTAATGTACTAGAAGCTCATAATAATAATCTTTTTAAAATGTTACTCGATATTATTCTTAAACTACATTGGAATATGTTATGGCCTAAATTCATAGTAGATCTTGGAATCATTAATCCTATAAGAATGGTAGTAGCATATCCAGTAGACGGTATTGTTGGATTTTTTAAGAAAACAAGATTTAGACCTAAAAATAGAGAATGGATGAATAAGAATGGTCCAATTAATAAGGCTTTAAATAAATTAAGAATCTTTTTAATATGTAAGTTACCAGCTACTTTATATGATGCTTATGATCCAATGGTAGAAGGAATCAAATGTCCTCCAATTGGAGAAGAATGTCAAGAACCACCTAAAGAATCTACAGAAGATATTGATGAAAAAGATAGTGCTAATCCATCATCAATGATCGGCAACGCTGTAGATGCAGCTACCAATTCTATCAATTCATGTCCTGACATGGATACACTTATTGGAGATGCTGATACATCGCAACCAGAAGGATTTGGACTTTCAACAGAATGTGCTGAAGCAGCTAAACTAATTTTAGAAGCTGTCATGAGTGATGCTTTATCTTCTAGTGGACCCAATGATTCATTATGGCTTAAAACATATGAAGATAAACTTAAAACAGAAGGTTAATTATGAATGTTAAGAAAAATGGTTATGTTGCTGGTGCAGTTCTAATGTACCCGATGGCTCAAAAAATGAGACAACATGTCGAATATGAAAAATTTATGTGTAGAATATTAAAAGACGATGAAAGAACACGTAAATTCAGAGAAAATACAGATCTTCATAAAGACCAATTATATGCTCTTCGTTATAATAATATTAATGCTGAAAAATTAACTGCAGCTAAAAGGAAATAATAATGGATAGACTCAAAAGTAGTAGCGAAGCTCTCCAAGAACAAGTTAATAGAGGTAGTGGAGCTATTGATGATGCCGTTAATAATCTAGGGAAGATTCCTAGTATAGCAGATTTATCAGGAGGATTCTTATCTGATAGATTATCAATATTAAGAGGTATGGTCAATGAGTTAGATACTCCTATTATTGGAGGTCTTGCTCAAGATTCTATAAGTATTCTAGCTAGTTGGTTTGAGGATCCTGAAGTATTATGTTGTTTGATACAAGGTCTTTGGGCATCATATGCTTCTGCTGATGAAGATAACTTAAAAAAATTACAAGACATTCAAAACTATAAAATAGAAGATAGTAGTTTTATTAAATTTATAGATGGTATGATTGTATTTATAGATCTTATTATAATATTACTAACTACTGATATTAAAAAATTATCCTTTATGATTCCAGACTTTGTTAAAGAAATTACTACAGCTGTTTTGGGTGCTGTATTAATGGTAGCATCTGAAACAATATATGCGCTTCGAGATTCTGCTATATCAGGCATATTAAATTGGATAGATAAATGGGATAATGGAGATGATATTTGGACTAAATGTTTACCTCTTGCTGATCTTCTCAATATTCTTAAAAAATATGTTCATGATTATGGAATGATAGCTAAACTTGAAGAAAAAATTAGAGGATTTGTTGCAGGTTCAAGTGGTTCTTGGAACGGTGAGAAAAAACTAGTTAACAATATTAAAGATCTTGAATTTTTATATTGGTTTAGAGATCTTCTTCTTAAGATGAAGAAAGCTACTATTAATTTTGATTTATGTATTGATTATGGTACAAAACCACCTTTAAGTGATAATACTGACATAACTGATAATAGTCAAGATATTAACAGACGAGGTGAATCTGATCCAAATTTTAAAAAAATACTAGAACCAGATAATCAATCTAATGATCCTGAAAGACAAGGTTACCAAATACAATCAGATGGAACTATACTAATAGATAATGAGAATGTGCCAATGATAGCTAACACTTCTTTAGTTAACTTTTTGGTTAAATATTATGGTTATCCTACTGAGGTAGCAAACAACATATTAACTGGATCAAATTCAGGAGATAATATACAGGGTACACAAATTAATCCAGGAGATGGATTAGGATCAGGCAGTGAATCACGATTTAATGCTGATTGTCCTAACACACCTAGCCCAAGTGAAATACTTAAATGGGCCTCCAAAATTAGGAATGGGAAAAGTTAATGTCCAATAATAAAACAAGTTTAAAACAAAAAATAAGAACTGGTCTCAGAGATTTTCTTGATGAAGAAATAGTACTTAGAAATGGACAATCATTTAAAAATAAAAGAGATGTTGACGATCCATCGCCTAAATTCACAGGAATAAGAAAATTAAGTATTAATTATAAAACAAATCGAAATACAAATTTTTATCCTCCTGAGTATGATCTTCCGACAATCGCAAATGCTATTCAAATGGATGGTATATTAAGAAGAGCAGTTAATATTTTTGTAGAACAGATATTAAAAAATGGATACGAAACAGTATCTAAATCAGATCAAGCACAACTCCACGTATCAAGACGTATCAATGAAATTCAAAAATTAACAGGTAAATCATTTAATGAAACATTATCCGAATTATCAACTCAGTTAGTACAATATGGAAATGCATTTCTTCTTAAAGTTAGAAAGAATAACTTATCTGCTCGTGGGAATGAATATAGATTACATGGTAAAAATCTCAAACCAATAGTCGGTCTATTTGTATTGGAAGCAACAACTATGAAATTTGCTCTAAATACAAAAGGTGTACTAGTTGGATATAAGCAAAGTATTAACGGACAGGAGATTCAATATGATGAACGTGATGTCATACATCTTACTTATAATAAGATACCAGGAACCCTTGCTGGCATGTCTTCTCTATTACCTATTTTAGATGATGTCAGAGCATTAAGGAAACTAGAAGAAGAAGTTGAAATACTTGGTTTTCAATATGCTATTCCCCTTTATCTATACAAGATTGGTAATAAAGATCAACCTGCACAACAAGAAGAAATTGACGAAGTGTCATATAGAGTAGAAAATTCACCACCTTATGGAATGATGGTTGTTCCAGGACATCACACTATAGAAATCCCAAGTAATAGCAGTTCAATGATTAATATAATGGAATACGTTAATCATTTTAAAAGTAGAATATATGCTGGAATGGGAATTTCTCCAGTTGCTATGGGTGAAGTATCATCTTCTAATAGAAACACAAGTGAAATTTCAGACATGGCTATGCAAACTATAACTAATTCGTATCAGAATATAGTTAAATATAAGATGGAAATGGAATTTATACGTGAGTTACTTCTCGATGGTAAGTTTCTAAAAGAAGCAGATGTAGTTGAATTTAATTTTCCTGAAATAGATATGGAAAATATGATGAAAAAAGAAAATCATATTCTAGCCATGTATCAAGGTAATTTATATTCAGAACAAGAAGCAAGACATAAACTCGATATGGATAATCTTAAACTAGATCACAAAGATTCATTTCTAACAAATGTATCAATCCCACTTGCTCAATCTAATAGTGTAGCAACAGCTTCATCAAGTGAAAAAAGTACTACTAATAAAAGTCGTCCCACTAATCAACACGGTACTTCGTCAGGAAGTCCTAAGATAAAGAAAGACTCATGTGCTAATCTAAAGTTAATTAACTTATCATTGACAGATAGTTTATTGTTAGATGCAGGTTATAAATCTAATTTTAATATACAAACATATAAAAATAAAATTAGTACTTCTTTAAGAGATAAACTTTCATCGTATATCACAGATAATAAAGTGGTTAAAAGTTCATACTATCATTTGGATAATTTTGATTCTAGTGATGAAATAGATGAATTTATTAGTCAATCAATTGAAAATTTAAATGATAAAATAGATATGCTATCTAAAACAATTGATAGTGAAGATAAAGTTAAATTAGTAAAAGGATCTATAGATGATCACATTACGGTAATATTTGATAAAGCAAATAATTTATCTACTATATTACTGTATAAATCATTAGGTTATAGGACTATACTATTTAATGCTACTAGTTGTACTCATCATAGCGATAAGAACCAATTAGTAACAAAAATTAATTATAACAATATACCACCTATTCGTTATGATTGTAAATGTAAAGTAAGTGAAGAGGATTTTTATGAGTTTAACTAAAAATTTACCAGATTCGATTAAAGTTAAAATTAGAGCTAGTCATTATAATTATGTAAATAAAAATTTTGTATTATACTCTACAAAAGCTGTAACCGATGGAATTAAATCTTGGACTAAACCTTATAAAAGACCTCAACTTGTCTTTCACGATAAAGATACTGATCCAATCGGAAGAGTCATAGATGCCCGCCTTGCTGAATCCACAGACACAAACGAACCACAAGATTACATAGAACTAGTAGCCGAAATAGTAGATAGTGCTGCCATTGAAAAAGTACTCGATGGTAGATACAATACTGTATCGGTAGGATCTAGATCTAACAGAGTCACGTGTAGTGAGTGTAAACAAGTTCTATCTGAGGAAGGTCTTTGTGATCATAAGAAGGGATCATTTAATGAATCTGGTGAAGTAATTTACTGGATAATTGACCAAATTAATTATGTTGAAGATTCATTTGTTAACGAACCAGCAGATCCATATACTAAAATAGATTCAATTGATATTGGAACTGGATGGCTTGATTATAAAGTTGTCTTAGATAATCGAGAAACTTTATTAACCGATATATTCAGCATGGAGGATTCTATAATGAAAAATTCGGATGTAAAACTTACTGCTGCACAGCGTAAGAAACTACCTGATAGTTCATTTTGTGGTCCAGATCGTTCTTTTCCAGCACATGATAAAGTACATGTCAATGCAGGATTAAAACTTTTGGGCAGCGCTAAACTATCAGACAGCACCAAAAAAATGATCAGATCATCTCTGTTAAGAAAAGGTAAGAGATTTGGTATAACACCATCTGAAGACGAATTACAAGAAGATAGTAATCTTCTGACATATCGTATCGGAGAAGATCTTACTGATGAAGAAATAACAGCTATTTCTGATTGGTTTAAAGCAAATCCTGATAGTGATCTTCCTGTAGAAGAAAATTCAGATGATAACTCATCTGATGAATCTAATACTGAAGATAATACTAAGGATATTAAATCTCTTAAAAAAGACGAACTTGTTGAGAAATGCGAATCACTGAAAAGTGATCTTTCTGTTTCTAATGATAAGCTTGTTAAATCTTCTAAGAGTGTTAAAGAACTTGAAGATAAGATTGAAAAGTTAGAAACTAAAATTAATGATAGGGAAGATGAGATTAGTAAGTATCTTGATAGTTTAGCAATTGCTGACAAAAAATATAAAGATTCTATTATTTCTACAATTCTTACTGTTAAAAAGGTCGATACTAAAGATGCCTACGATTCTGAGTTTGAGAAATTTCAAACTAGAAGTGTAGAAAGTCTTGAAGATACTCTTTCTGATCTGAACATTGAGTTTAAAAATGAAACATCAGCAGATGCTGATACAAAAGTAGTTGTCACCGACGCAGGAACCACTACTAAAATTGGATCTAAAGTAATTAAAGATTCAACTAAAGACGAAAATAAAAATAACCGATTCGCTATCTTATCTGAAGATAGAAATGAAATGGAGGAAGAATAATGTCTATTGGAAACCGTGGCTTGCCACTAAGCATCCATAATGCTCAAACTCGTGACATTAGAAACCGTCTTGCTAAAGATGCTATGTCAGATCTTCGTAACTGGGGATTTGAACAAAGTGAAGGTGTGCGTATTGCCGAGTATATGGCAGCATATAAATATCTTCCTGTAGCACTTAAAGACACAAATACAGAGGATTATGTAGTTATACCTAAAGGTCGTATTGTAAGCGCTCTTAACCATCTTGATACTAACCCTTCAGGAATTCCTGTGCCAAGTTCTAGTGGAAACCTTATTACTGGTTTTGCAGCTTCTGAAGCAGGTGGAGCAGCTATATCAAATTCAGTCGATTCATCTTTCTATGGATATGATGAAAACATAGCAAGTTTACTTGTACTTGCTAATGGTGGAACCGCCGTTAATGGATTCTACACTGCTGATGATGTTCTTGCTGGAACACTTAGCTCTGCTCATATTGCAGTAGCTTCAGGCGCAACACCTATCACATTTGCAGCTAATGCTCCAATTGGTGTAGCTTTCCATGATATCTACCAGGATATTCGTGGTGCTAGTCTTAACTATAATATGCACCCAGTTGGTAATTCGATTTTGACTGATTTCTATGTGGAAGTTCCTTTTGTTAATTCTGCTAATTCTCTATGTGCATCAGGGTATACTCCAACATTTAGTAATGGTAGTTATGCTGACCTTGTTAAATATTGGAATATCAATAAAGCATTTAGTTATCTCTCAGTTGCTCAGGGCGAAACACTTAGAAATGGTATCTTCGTGACACCTGATCTTCTTGGTAACTATAAACTTCAGGCTGTACCTACAATGACTACAGCATCTGGTGTTGCTATTACTACTGGATACACAGTTTTTAATCAGCCTAAAACTCCACAGACAGTTGGAAAAATTATAGCTATCGATTCAAGATTCCCTAAAGGTGGTCTTGAGGATGTTCAGACTTATAATCGTAGTGGAATGCCTGGAACCCAGACAGCTGGTCTCCCAAAAGTTCTTTTTGACTTTGTTTACTACGTCCTGTTAGCAGGAAGCGGTACAGCACCTACAGTCGAAGCGATCTATGATGCAGTCAGAACTGGCGCATTTGGTGTAGCGCGCATTCAATTGCTTGTTTCATAAGAAAGGAAATAAATATTATGTATATGAGTATTAAGGATCAAGTTTCTTTCGAGCAATTTGCAGATGAGAAAAAGGATAGAGTTAAATTCTCTAATCTGCATGATGCGTTCACTAATCGTGGATATTTCGAAGGAAAAGAAGTAGTAGAAAAATTTACTCTTAAAGATTTAGTTACTGAAGAGGATCTCATGAGGTTTGTTCCTCGTGTTATCGAGACAGTAATTCGTGAAGCTATCGAGCCTAATCTGTTCGTAACTGATCGTCTCTTCCAGAAAATTGTAATCGAAAGAGGAACTAAAGTTCAGATCGGAGCTATTGGTGCTCTCACAGCTGGACGTATCGCTCAAGGTGCTGAGTATCCTCAGAGGACTCTTGATATGGGTGAAGGCGACATGGTTGCTCTTTCTCCTGAAAAATATGGTCTGAAAGTTTCAATGACTGAAGAAGTTGTTAAAGAAAATCAGATCGATATCGTCAACCTGTGGCTTAGAGCTGCTGGTCGGGCTCTTGCTCGTCTTAAGGAAATACAGTCTGTAAAACTCCTTAACGAAATGGGATATGATATCTACGATAATGTAACTCCTACAAATTCATATTTTGGTGTTACAACTGGTCGTGATATTACTGGAACAGAGAATGGTTCAATGACAGCTAATGATGTTTTTGACATGTATGCTTATCTTCTGATGAGAAACATGACTCCTGACGCTCTTCTTATGCATCCTCTTGCATGGAAAACATTTATGTCTGACACAGAGATGAGAGAAGTTGTTCTTAACGGTTCAACTGTAACTAGCGTTAAATCTCCTGCGGGTCAAGGACAGGGTGCTTGGGGAACTTCTCATAAGGGCTTTGGTCTTGCTACTGGTGGTACTGGTAATCAGGCTACAACTGGAAACGTTGTTAAAGGTTCTTCTCCTTGGGTTCAGACTCTGAATCCTCTTGGTGCTAGCTTTAACATTGCTCCACAGTATCTTCCTACACCTATCGAAGTTATCGTTACTCATTATGTTCCATTTACAACTGGTACATTTGGTAATGAGAGAATTGATTCTGGTGCTACCACTAACGTTATCATGGTTGACTCGTCAGCTTGTGGTGTTATTGGACAGCAAGAAGATGCAAGTGTTGGTCGTTGGACTGATCCTGAAAGAGATATCGAAAACATTAAGATCAAAGAGATCTATGGATACGGAATCCTCGAACAGGGTAAAGGTGTAGCTGTTGGTCGTAATATTGCAATTGCTCGCAATTACAATTTCGAAAATACTAATACTGCAACGCTTTCAACTATCCCAGCTAATAGCGGAATTCTTTAAACAAAGAATTTAATATAAAATTGGGCAGGTCTTAACAGACTTGCCCTTTTATCCATTCACTATTAATCCTTAACAGAGGATCTTTAAACATGGCAAATAACAAATTTAAATTACCTAAATATTTAAGACTAGCTCGTGGTTCAATGTGGTTTGATACTGAAGGTGAAGATTCATCTGGTATTAAACTTTATTCATTTGATAAAGTATCAGTTGGACGAGGTAAAGATGGAGAATTGGTTTTACATAGTGATATAATGACCGAACATTATTATGAAGATACTAAATTAGTCTGGTATTGTGATACTACTAAAATTGATAAAAATAAACAATCAAAAATTATACTAGCATATCAATATGGTATCCTTACTAAAGCTGATCCAAAAAATCCACCTGTAGCTATTAGTCCAAGACAAGAAAAAGATTTTATAATTAATAAAAAAGGTGATAATGTATTTATTGGTAAAAACAAAGAGATTTATAAAAAATTATATAATTTAGATTCTATTGGAATTAGAGACTTTATCAAGCATTCACCTAAAACACAAGCAGCAAAACTAAATCTCATGGATATGTTTGACTATGAGAAAAAAGGATATAATCCCGAATGTAGAGCTAGAGGCGAAATCATTGATTTAATTAAAGCTAAATTAAATGAATATGGTCCTGGGATGAGTTCTATTCGTGTTAACGAAGATGATGATGAGGATTAAAAATGAGTCTTAGAATTATTTCTCATACGCCTACTATTAATGAAATAGATGTTTATCGAAATCAGCCTATTTCAATTAAGTTTAATAAAGAAATAGTTCCATCTAGTATTACATTTAGTACCTTTACCGTTAATGATTCTACTACATATGTATCTGTACCTGGTGAGTTTAGCGTAGGTTATATTAAATATTCAAATGGTATAGAACAAGACGATGATTGGGTTCCAAGTGGAACATATAATGTTGTTCCACAAATAGTTACATTTACTCCTGATCTAAACATGTCTGCTAATTCTAAATATAAAGTATTTGTATATGGTGGCGGAAATAGTATACTTGCCTCAGATACTGAAGCTTTATTAGATACATATAGTTATGAATTTACTACTGGTACATTAGTTACTGTAAATGGGTCTGGAGGTCTCCCTTCAGATCCTCTTGCTTCTGGTATACCTTCTGATCCTTCAACAACAATTACAATACCATCTAGTGTTCCTAGTGGTATTTTAACAATTTATGAAACTAATCCAGCTGACGGAGATGCCAATATATCTAACGTTCTAGCAGCTATTACGATGACAACGAATGTAATACCTTCTGGAGATATTTCTCAATACATAACAGTAGCAGAGAGAGACGTTCTGGTTTAGTCGAACACTCTATTAGAGTGATTTGAAAGGTATAGTTATGGATTATTCTCTTACACAAAGTGGTAATATAATTAGTATTATCCCTTCTGGTGATTTATCATATAATACTCAATATGTTGTAACTGTAGGTGCTGGATTATCTGGTGTTCATGCTGATACTGGTTATCCTCTTACATTAGAATCTGATTTTGTATTTTGTTTTACCTCTACATATTGTCCTTTATTCACCACACTATCCATGGTTAAAATGGAAGTTGGTCCACAAGCTGATAAATTTACAGATGATGCTATATACAGAATGATATATAAAAATTCTTTATATGCCATTGATGTATTTAATAATAAATATGGTACTAATGTAGCTACTAACTATTTTGGTTGTAAAGGAGAGTCAGCTCCTTTTGAATTTAAAAGATTTGTTTTATGTAAAACAGCATACGATTTACTACAAATATTAAAACAACTTGCTGGTCCAGGAAATCAATCTAAGACACTCGGAGATTTAAGCATTAAATATAGTTCGAGTTCTGTAAGTTCCGATGATCCTAATATATTAAAAGATTTATATGATTGCTGGAAAAATATTTTAAGATCTTTAACTGGTGTCAGAACTGCTGTTCGTGGTAAGTTTGATGAAACAAAAGCATTTCCTCATCCAGCTAGAGATGTTACTCATAATAGAGTGGTGAAAATAACTCGTCCAGCTAGAGGCCCATGGCAAAATTCTCCAATTTATAGAGGTTTCTTTTAATGTCTGAAAATTTGACTTGGTTTAAAAGTTCGGCAACTCCTACTAGTTGCAGCGTATCTAATATTTTTGCATCTAGTGAAACAGGTGCTGTATGTGGTATTAACTTACGAGAAGAACTCAGCAAGATATTACATGGAACTGGTGTATGTCCTGATAATCAAAAAGGACATTGGATTAAACTAAGACACTATGATAAAAGCACTAAATCTTCTTATTGGAATAATCAAACTAAAGAAGGTGTAGATGGTCCAGCTTGGGAATTTACTGATACTTTTGTTAAAACTAGAAGAGTTCCTAAAGGAAAATCAACTTCTTCACTAGAGCCGTTAAAGGCTGGTATTGACCTTGATGATGGTTACATATACTATTTCGAGTATGATGTACCAATTGCCAAAGGAGACCACTTCTGGGAGCTTGACTACACGTTTGATCATACAAGTACACCTACTAATAGCGTAGCATTAGAAGATAGATTTATTATTAAAAAAACTCACCCATATAGACTAGAACAAGGACGTATAGAATATTGGGTAGTATTTGTTGAAGAAGATATTATAAGGTATTAATTATGAGTGTTAGCATAGACTTAGCAACTAATTATTTAGTTAAAGATGGATCACCTGACTTTCATTTCACTATCATGGAAAATGGAAAACAAGGATCACATCAAACTATTGATGTTATATATGATTCAAAACTAAAAAGACTTAAAACTGTAGGCTATACTCCTACAATTTTAGCTATGAATAATATAGCTAGCAATGCATTACAAATAATTGATCCCAATATTTACTTTAGTCCTGACTTTCCAGAATTTCTTTTACCGAAAGATGATCCTCGTTATAATCTTGATGAGTATGGCGATATAGCTAAAAGAATAATTACATGGGGAGTTGTAAGGAAAGAACCTGGAACGGTAAGTGGAACTCCGTTTCGTGGAACACGAGAAATAAGACCAAGAAGCAGAGAATTTATCGCTGTTATTGGTTCACAGTATAAACAATATTTAGTTGGTGATACTGTTTCAGTTGTTGAAAAGGATAAAAATATAGTAAAATTTCTTAAAGTAAAAGGTCAGTTCTTTGATAATTTGGTGCAGTATAATATGTGGTCAAAATCGAATTATCAGGTGGAAGAATTAACTGAATGGTTTGAGCAATTCATGTTAGATTATACTGGTATGTTTCGTGAAGCTGGTATTAATAACATGTATTTTGATAGACGAGTACGAGATGATGTTCTTATTCAAATGAAGAATTATCATCATGTTAGATCTGTCCTATACTATGTGAGAACAGAAAGAATATCTATTGAGGCAGTATTGCCCATTAGAAGAATTAACTTAGATGTTGATGTTACTACTTTAAATAGCAATAACATTGATACTCTAAATATTGATTCCGATCTATATGACAACATTGTCAGTAGATGGGTTAATAAATCGAACTAATCTGGAGGAAAAATATAATGGCTAGAGAAAGAACTATCCCTTCAGCCGCAACTCATGTGCAAGATTACGGTCTTAACGTGACACCTGTGCCAGCAGTTCGTAATAAACGAGTAGTGATTATTGGTACCGCAGAAGATGGTCCTATGTATCAGCCGATTCAGATTAACAAACCTGAAGATGCTGAGTTCATATGGGGCCGTAATGGTGCTGGTGATCTCGTTCGTGGAATATTTGAATGCTGGGACGTGCAAAATGGATACCCAACTGTTGTTGGTGTCCGTATTGGTAACGGTATACAGGCTTCTCTTGAAATAAATGAATCTACAGGTTCAGGCGATGATCAGGAACAGGCAGCTGCTACTACAGCTCTTAAATTGGTTGCAATTGATCCAGGAAGTATCTATAATCAAGTAACTATTGGTTATAATGATAATCGTGATATATCAATATACAATCCTAAGACTGGAGTATCTACTGTAATAACTGTTGATACTGAACATCCTAATAATCCTAATGCAAATGCGCATAACGTAGACGAACTTGTTAATGTAATTAATAATGATAGAAACTTAAGTACTGTTGTAACAGCTTCTTATGAACCGATTCAGTCGGATTATGAGATTGCTATCAATAGCTCAAGTATCGGTGTTATTCAAAATACAGCTAGCAAGGTTGAAATTAGTCTTCAAGACATTTTGACTAATGGTTATGTAACTACTGATGGTTTTATTATTAGCAGTCCTGTTGGAACTGGTATTACCGCTTCTAACAATCTGTTAGCTTTAGATACTGTGGAAGCAGTCTCTATTTCTGAATGGGAAAATCTTGAAAATAAAGGTGTTGTAAATAAGAAACTTGATATCTTTCCACTTGATGGAAAGGGTACCTCCAAGTGGGATACTATTCAAGCTTTAAAAGATTACAATGCTGATAACCAGTGGATGAATGATCCAGCTGGCACACTTGTTGTTTCTGAATATATTTATGCGCTTAGTAATGAACTCAGTGACAATCTACCTACTGAATCTGGTGGATATTATCTTGCTGGATCGGGTACTAATACTTTACGTGTTACTATGCCTATCTGTCCTGATGATAGTGAAATGACTAATGGTACCGATATAGCATCTGGTATTATAATTGGATTAGCAGATCCTACTGAGAAGTATGCAAACTATTCGGGTGATTGGACACAAGCTACTTGTCAGGGAATTACAGCTAAATCAATTGACGGAATTGCTGATGATGTCAGACCTTCTGGTATAATTAAAGTTTTTGTATCAGATGATGAAGACGTTAACGGATTTTGGCAAGAACTTCCATATCATAGTGTTTCTGGTGTATACCTTTCATCCTATGACGGAACGCAGGCTATATTCTCTATTGGAGCTTCTGGTTCTCTCAATACCACTGGTAAGATGAGAGCATTAGTAGATATTAATAATAGAATATTACCTAATAAATATGTTAGATTTACTATGAATACAGTTAAAGAATTTGTTAGTGAAGTTGAATCACTTCCTCAGCTAGAGGATGCTGGTACTACTACACTTTCAACGTACTTTGTTCGTGGCGATGAAATATTATTTAATAAAGCACCTGATTTTAATATGGTTGTTAATTATGGATCTAGAATTACTTATGAACCTGGTTCAGATGTGTCTATCACAGATGTAGCTGAAGGTTTTATAGCATTTACTAATCCTGAATTACTACCTGGTCCTGGTGGCGGAGCACTCGATACGAGAACTTCATACATCAGACTACGATATACTTATCAGCCAAACTTTCCAGCTATTACATCAGCAGCTAAATCGCTGTCTAATGGAACTAATGGAAATGATCTTACAGCTGCTACACGTTATACTGAACTTGAAACTGTATTAGATGTACTTAAAAACTACGAAGCTGATTTATGGGTTCCCATGGGAGCTTTCATTGATTCTGTGTCAATAAGATACAATCCAATTACAGGTAGAAAAGAAGAAATACCAGTAGGTTTCCCAGCACTCTTCAGTGAGTTCTTGGATGATATGTCAATCAATGGCATTCAGCCTCATGCTCTTTTCGGTCTAACACCTATAACAACTGTAACACATGCTAATAAAAATGAATGGGTAGATAGAGCAACTATTGCAGATCTTGATGATCCTAATAGAGCTTCTAATATAATGAATCTTATACAAGATAAATTTATGTCAGTAGTAGCTTTTGAACCTATATTCCTAAATGTTGGAAGAGGACGACCTTATACTGCAAATGGACAAGCAGCTTATGCTGGACAACTTGCCTCAATTAAGTATGATCTTTCTCCTACTAATAAACCAATTAATGGAATTAGCGATGTTCGCTATGAACTTTCTACTACTCAGTTTGAAAGACTGAATGCAATGAGATATGTTATGATGATGCCTCGTCCTGGAAGAACTCCAGTGATTGTGGAAGATGTTACAGCAGCTCCTATTGGTTCAGATTTTGTAAACTGGTCAATCTTTAGTATTACTTCAGAGGCTGCAAATAGAGTTAGAGCAGTTGCTAAAGAATTTATTGGCAAACCTAATAGTATCGAAAAAAGAAGTTCTCTCGAACAACTTATATCTAATACTCTTATGTCAATGGATGGATTGCGAGCATTTGATTTTTCACTAACATCTTCACCTAATCAACAGGTTCTAGGTGTTGTTGAAATTGATCTAATATTGGTACCAGTATTTACTATTAAAAAGATCAGAACTACCATTAAGCTTCGTAAACAGCTTAGTGTATAAATAATTAGTGGGCTGTAAAAAGTCCACTAATATTTAATGGAGGTTTAATATGGCTGAAAGTGCAAATTATGGCTCTTTAGGTGATGTTACCGAAGGTGTTAAGCAAAGCTATACCACATCTGCTGGAACTGATATATTAGTAACCATTGATGGTATCCTTCTGGGAAACCTTAATGGTATATCTTTTTCAACCACTCGTGAGAAAGCTCCTGTTTATGTTATGGGTAGTGTAGATGCTGTGTCCTTTGGACGTGGAAAAAGAGGACATGCTGGTTCTCTTGTATTTACTAACTTTGATAGGCATGCTCTTTCCGATATTATGGATGGTTTTGTTTTTGACGGGTCAAATGCAGATGCAAAAAAAAGGTATCATTACTGGAAAAAAGCTACTGATGTTCCTGCAGGTGGCCGCAGTACATTATTAGATGCTAGTTCAAGTTTTAATATTGATCAAATTGGTATAGAAAAAGCTTCTGCTAACTATTCTGATCAACTACCACCATTCACTATTACTTTAACAAGTGCTACTGAATATGGTAGGATTTCAGTTATGCATCTACTTGGTGTTGAACTTATTAATGAAGGATCTGGAGTATCTATAGATGATATAGTTGCTGAAACCCAGATGACTTTTGTAGCAAGAGCTATTATAGGTTGGAGACCAATTGTTGTAACTGGTGATAGTGGAAATGCGAGCAATACTGATATACTTAGTAGAATCAACAAGCTGGCTGCTGTTAGACAGGTAGAAGCTTTTCAAGCAATTGATAATGCCTAAGTATCTATATTTAATAACTAAGTCTTGTGTTCTTAATTGGGCACAAGACTACCTTTATAATTATGGCTAATTTTGTTATAGATAAAATTAAATCTAATGTTGTTGAATCTGCCTTTGGTACTGTTGAAGGTGAGTTTGATAGGATTAGAGAAAAAGTTAATCGTGAGCAATCTAATGCCAATATCTATACTAATCCCTTTGATAAATCACCAGGAGCACTTGAAACATTTGCTGGAGCTAATACATCATCTAGTGGTGCAGATGCACTAGTAATGGTTCAAATAAATCAGAAACTTATTGTACTAGGAAGTTTAGAAACATTTTCATATTCGATTTTTAGAGAAAAAAGTCCAGTACGTGTACTAGGACTATCACACGCAAAAGGTTATACATCTGGCGGTAGAACTATAGCTGGTAGTATGGTATTTGTTGTCTTTGATGAACATCCTTTAATTGCTGTTATTAAAGAACTTGCACATATTCCTAAAGGTGCTACCGATAGATATACTTCACCTGTCCCAGATCAAATGCCTCCTGTAGATTTAATAATTTGGTTTAGTAATGAATATGGTAAAAAATCAATATTAAGATTATATGGAGTAGAATTTACTCAAGAAGGTCAAGTTCATTCTATCAATGATATATATAGTGAAAATACAATGCAGTATGTTGCTAAAGATATAGATGTATTAGTTGCGTATAAAGATATAGAAGGTTTTAGAAATATTCTATATGAAAGAATGATGACTGGTCAATTTACTGATAATAAGATGAACACTTATCTTGAATATAAAAAATTAGTTGAATCAAAAATTAATACTATTAATATAGATATCAATACTATACGTCAAGAGATGGCTAAACGAAATGTAGTATCACTTGGAATAGGATTTGGTACTGCAGATTTGAAACGACAATACGAAAATAAATTAAAAATTAAAACTTCTTTATTACAAGAACTCAAAGATATAAATAATGAAGTACTTAATCATGAAAATGATGTGTATGGTTTCAACGGCCAACACAATGGTGGAACTGCAGCTAGATCTGATTTAAAATCTAATCCATCTACTTCATCTCAATATAGTAGTGGTGGTGAATAATGGCTTTTGAGAAAATAAAAAAAAATATTGCTGATAGTCGTAATCTCGGCCAGAGTAATAAAACACTTAATAGTAAACAACAAGAAATTAATAATTCGTTTTATGCTAGTCATGGAGATGGTAAAAATCCATTTAATAACCCAGCTAGAGATAACTATCAGACATATCCGTATGATTATTATGCTGGCTCAGATTGCAAAGTATTCTTTGGTGATATATGGGTTGACGACATTATTACTATGTCATATAATCAGATTCAAACAAAAACACCTATTTATGGATATGCTTCGCAATTATTCGATGCAGTTGCTAAAGGTACCGTTATTGTTAATGGTTCATTTGCTATAGCATTTAAAGAAGTAGGGTATTTAAATATAATATTTGACTTAATCAAATCACAACGTATGACAAGTAAAGAAGCACTATCAACTTACATTGAAACTATTAGAGATAAACAAAATGCTAAACAATTGAAATATGATCCCAGAGTTAATACTTTATCTAAAAATAAATTTGCTACTTTTAATGCTCAAGGTCAACCTGACATTATCAGACAACAAGAAACAATTGAACAGATTCTATTAAATAAAAATATATCACATAAATTTTCAGAGAGTATTTCAGAAGGTTTTGGGACTGGTGATAGAGGAAGAGATTTTGAAGATTTCTCCGAATTACTTGAAGATACTATATGGGGTGATAGTAATGGTTCACCATATTCTATGAATTCCCAGAAGTATCATCTTAATCGTCCAGATGAATTCGATTATAATAATAGAGGTGGAATAACTACAGGGTATGAAGATAAAAGTGGAAGATCAAATTATTCTGATACTATGAATTTATTACTAACATTTGGTGACATATCAGATTTTAGAGCAGAGCACACTATGGTGTCTCTTAATGATATTCATATCACGGGTAAGTCTATGGTAGTCTCACCTACAGGAGATCCCATAGCAGAGCAATATCAGTTCTTTGCTAGAGATATAAATAGATCTATAGGACAAAAACAATATACAGCAGTAGCTATAGAGCAATTTCCAGCTAATGCATCTAACATAAGTGATATAAATGATATTGAAACTATGTTACAAAAATCTAATTCAACTATAAGTGATCTTAAAGTTACAATAGTAAAAGGTTTTAATTCTGAGAATGATATTGGAAAATGGGAAAATTATCAAGGATTAGATAAAGCATGGACAATATATTCTGACAATGATACTATTAATGATGGATATGATAGTACATTAGAAGGAATACAAGATAACGTCGATAAGTATTCTAAGAAAAAAGAAGAATGGCGAGAAAGTTTAAATGAAGATATTAAAGCTGGCAGAGGAACTAATTTTAATCAAAGAAGGATGCTTAAATATAAAAACAAATTAGATGTATCTAAATCTAACTTAGATAATTATAGTGTCGAAAGTATTTTTAATATTAATAGATCAGAACCTTTAATAGATCAACTTACCAAAATAGTAGAAGATAACATTAATAATTTAGAACTTTCAGCAATTGCTGGACAGAAAACTGGCAAAAATGTTAGAATTAATAAAAAATATTCTCAGTTAAATATAACACTTACATTTAAAGATTCTGATGGAAATATAATTACACCTATAAGCATGATCTTAGATCAAACAATTCCTAATACAGCTAAATATAGAGTTATTGCTCCTACTAGAAATAACTTTACACGAGTTAATACATTTACAAGAGATGACTTATGGGCACATCTTGATCATAATAAAGAAAGAGATGCAGCAGATGCTCTTGCTAGAGTTAAATCACCAATAGTTAAACCAGAAGAAAATCAACCAGTTATAAATAAGTCTGCAGCTGCTGCTGGAGCGGCAGCACAAGAACTAGGTAAAAATACAGATGATATATTCGGTGGCAAATACCCTGTGTATGATGAATCTGATTATGCTATAAAATTACAGAATACAGAAATAGATCATACGCCAGTTAATACTGGAGCTGATCCCAAAGATGCTGTTGATGAATTATATAGTAATATGGACAAATTAGAATCTAATGAAGAAAAATTATTTGCTCCAATATCTGGTCCTGATATAAATGCTGATTATTATAATGCTATTCAAACAAAAGCAGATGATCAAGTAACTGTTATAGAGCCTGAAGGAAAACTTGATTTACCAATAAGTTCTGACACAATACCTGAAGGTTTTTATGACAATGGTAAGAAAAGCGGACATTTGAGAAGTGGACATTTGAAAAGTGGAGGAAGTTCTAATTCAAAAGAATATCCCATTGATGATTTAGATGGTATGACTAGTGCAGCTCAACAATCATCATATACAGATGGTTCACATGATCTAGTTGAAAGTTATTCACCAAAGACTACTAGTGCTGCGATTCCAAAAGTACAAACAGATTCATATGGAAACCCAATTAAAGCGTCAGAAGCAATAGTTACTAAATCAACTATATTTGATGAAATAATTAATCCAATTAGAATAGTTAGCTATCATACTAAAGGAGAACCATATCCAACTGCAGAAAATACAACTGCTGTAAGAAATAAAAAAACTATAGCTACAGATATTGCTGGTCCAATACCTGGTCAATCATATACTTTCCAAACTACTGATGCTTTAATTGGTAGTCATGTCACATCTGGCAAATATATAGATGGAAATAAGTATACTAAAATTACAACTCCAACTCCTCCTGGTAGAGATACGGGTGTTGTTGAATTTACATTTCTACATTCGAAAACTGACTTACTTGGCAATACTATAAATGCATCACATGTACCACTACTTACGACACAAATGGATGCTAAAGATTCATATGGAAACACGGTTCTACCACATGTTCACGTCACGGTAGCATATATAGATAAGGGTAAAAAAACCACATTTTCAAGATTAGATCAAACAAAACTAATACAATATTATTTACAAACTGGATCAACTGTAATTAAAAATGATGTTAAACTTCCATCTCGATAACCTATACTAATAAGTGAAATAACAATTAACTTTTACAAGGAGTAAAGTATGCCAACAGTTGAAAAAATTAGTGAATGGAAAGCCAAATATACATATGTATATAAAGCTACTATTGACTCAATCGATTACTATTTTAAAACACTCTCTAGAGCCGATTATATTAAACTACAAACCGCTATTGCTGCTTCTGTAGAAGAGTATGATTATGAACTAGAAACAGTTAAAGTATGTATTCTTAATGAGGAGATTACTGAAGAAACACTCAAAGCTAAATCGGGTATAGCAACAATCCTATCTGAAAATATTATGCTTAGATCAGGATTTCAACAAGTTGAAATTGAAGAAATTTAAATAGGATCCACTTTTATAAAACGTAGTTAGGGTCGTGGTGGTGATATAACTACTATGGCCCTTTTTTGATTAGGAGCTACTGTGACCCGAAATACAAAAACTTATTCCACTAAAATTAAAATTAATGATATTGAAGAAGAGATATTATTTAGAGATTTAACTATCTTAGAAAGAACCTTTCTTTTTAATATTAATAATGATGTTCTTCGATCTATTAGAGCTGCTGAAATTGTCATCACTAATATAGATCATAATAAAATTCCTACAAGTGTTAAAGATAATATTGGACAAATCATATTAAATAGATCTATAGAAATAATTTCCGATCCTGATTTATTTGAAGTTATAACTAAAGAACTACGTGAACGTGTCAAGGGCGACACTAGCATGATGCTAATTTCAAAAGTATTAACACATTTTCCTGGTATATCACTGTTAGAATTACTTAATATGAATGATAAAGATCTTATTGAATTAGTTTGTTTAGCAGAAATTGTATTTGAAACATCAATCCTTAAAGTTGGTGCTTCAAAAGGTATGAAGTTAGTAAATCCTAATAAAATTAAAACAGATGATGGATTAACTCTAGCTCATAAATTGAGGCAAAATGAAATAAACAATAAATAATGGCTTATTACAATCCTAATTCAGATAATGGTCATTACAATCCATATGCTAATTCACAGCAACAAAGTCCTGATATAGCTAGTATATTAGTTCAAACTGCTAAATCGATTGCTATCTTTGCTGCTATCCAAATGGCTGGAACTGCTGCTAGTAAATACCTTAGTAAAGCAGCCACTAAAAGTATAGGTAAATTAGGTAAAGGTAGTCTTGGTAATATTGCTAAAAATTTAGATAGCCCATCTCTCGGCAATCTAGTTAAGCAAACATCTGCTGGTAAAAGTATTCTTAAAGAAACTCAACGCTTTACTAAACCATTCTCTAAAGCTCTACAAGAACGATCACATACATTAAGTAAATTAAGTGGATCTGCCTATAATCGAGGTAGATTTTCTACAGCATTTAAAAGTAAAACTACATTTGCTTCTGTTGTTGGTAATAAATGGAAACAAAATGTTTTTAAAGGAGCACTATTAACATATGGTATTGATTCTGCTTTAGGCAATACTACTGCTACGGGAATAGACCATAAACCTCTTCATGATGTTGGTGGACAAGTTGGTAACTTTGCTAAATGGATGGTGCAAGATTCTATATTTGGTTTAGCTATGCCTTTTGCTGGAGCAGCCCTTAAGATCACAGGAGCTGTTGCAGGAGATGCTTTAAAACAATCTTTTAAAGGAACAATTGGAAAATCGATTGCTAAATCTGTATATGAACGAGGCACAGCTATATCCAGAGCTGGCATTGATGATAGGTTCTTCAAAAAGGGTGTTCTTAATAATGCTGCCAATGAACATACTAGAAAATTTAATAAAGATGCTCAACAAAAGAAATTAGGATTTGGTCGTAAAGTTACAGAAAGTGCTAGACTATTTAAAGAATCATTAAAAGTTGGTGGTAGAAATGTAAAAAATAATTTTCTTTCAGGATCAACTTTTACTAAAACTGTTAAAAGCGGATTCCAACCTGTACAACAAGCATTAAAGCAAATTAGTGAAATATCTAAACATGCTAAAGACCACAGAGCACATACTTCATCTCGATTAGAAGGTCTGGGGATCATGAAAATGGTTACAGATTTTGCTACTGATTTAGGTAATAAGAATATTAAATCTACAGGTGCTGAGTTAAATACACTAAATGGATTTATAAGTGCAGCTGGTAAATCAATAGGTAAACCGAGTTTATTAGATTTAATAGCTCCAGGTTTAAAAGGTGTTGAAGTAAAAGATGTTGTTTCTAGAGAATGGATTGATGAAGTATACACTGGTAGTATTCTAAAATCTTTTCCAAAAAAAGAAGCTGCTGCTTTTATGCGTACTGTTATGCATACTCGTGTTGGTAAAAATGTTTATTCTTATGGTACAAATATTAAAGGTGGTGGAGTTGATCTAGGTGGAATGGATCCATTTAAAAAAATGCGTCAAGCTTTTGGAAAAATTGCTAACTTTGAGCTTGGGATTGCAGGAATTAAAACTGGATTAAGATTAGGTAATCTACTAAACATAAGTAAACATATAGCAGAAGAGCCAACTTTTGAATTTTGGAAACATAGAAAATCTGACCTATTTGCTGGAGATGCTGCTACTTATGATAAAAGAACCATAGGTGATTTTGCACAATCTAAAGATGCTATCTTTGCTTATACAGATGGTAAATTTGCCATTATGGAAAATGGTAAAGTTAATATACTAAATACTAATAGAAAGCTTAAATACTCTGCTCCACATAGTTCCGATAGAGCTCATGAAAACCAAGCCATAAATAGAAATAAAATTATAGCTGATGGTGCTAGAGAAAATGCTAAAAAAAGAGCTAGCCGTGAAACAATAGGACCAGTTGGTAGACTTGCTGATAGTTTTAGAATTGGTATACCAAATCAATTTAGAAAATTAGCAGGTATATGGGACGATCTAGCACTTGGTAAAAATCATAAAGCTAAGTTAGCATCAAATTCTATATTTAATCAAAATGATTTTAATATGATGAATGAGATGAAGGTTCCAGGATCTACTCTTCCTCAAATTGATAATATATTATCTCATACTATACAAGTTTTTTGCCATATATTACAACGTCCTAATGCTGCTGGTATAATTGGTAGTTATAGTCTCAATACAACAATTAGAAAAGATCTTGTAGCTGCTGCAATGAGTAACAAATCTTTGATGGAACAAGTAGAAGATCGAAGTGTAAGTGTAGCTTCATCAATAAAAAATAGACAGAGGTATAGGCATCATTATCAAGAAGATATTGAGAGAGCCAGAGCATTTCCAGAAGAATCAGCATCACATATAGTAACTAAACGTATTGGTAATCTATCAGACATGAATACATATGATCGCATTAGAGCTAACCATACTATAGATGTTTTAAATGATTGGCACATGAGTCAAGAAGGTGGAAATGGTAAAGTCCATCCTATATTAGAAGCTATTCCAGAATTAAAACGCAAAGGTATAATCGACGATAACGAAGCTAATGGTTTAAGCTTAATGGCTAAATTAAGTGTCTTTAAAGATGAAGGATTATTTGCTCACACTGGCGGACAACCTAGTTATGATAAAGAATTAGCTGGAGTAGTAACAGGTGCAAGACGAAAAGCACACAAATTAAATTGGGATGTCCATGGAGAGATAATAAAATATGTAAGTAATAACGATATGAGAAGATCTTCTATAAGATTATCTCAAGATGGTATCTTGTCACACAAACTTGATAATTATGTTACTAATACTACTCCTTTCATTTCACATAAAGGTGGTTTCAAAGGAACACTTACTGGTTTCGGTAAATCATTAAATGTTCTAACTAATATGTTAGAAGATTTTACTCCATTTAAAAAAGATCCAGTTTTACACACAGGTGTTGGTACAGGTTTTATTAACAAAGGTTTGAATAAAGCTTTTGGAATGAATGTTCCAGAGATAGATCCATTAGAAGGTAATCTTAGATATATTTTAGGTATAGCTGGTAAGGTTGCTTTAGTTGGTGGAGCATATAGATTAGCCGATTATAGCGTTGCTGCTAATCCTCTATTTGAAGATACTTCTTTATCAGAAGGTATAACTGGACTAGGTGCCGACACAATAGCTAGAGGAAGATTATTTGCTGGTAGACTTGCTGATGTAGCTGGTATCACTCAAAGTGCTAAATACTTTGAAGGATTGTTGCCTGGATCTACTACATTTATACCTGGTGCTATAGCTGGACTTGTTGCTGGTACTAAAATTAAAGCTGCTTATGGATTAGCCTCAGCGGCAGGTGGATCAGCTTATGGATTCTTTGCTGGTGGAGTTGTTAATAGACTAGCATCACCTTATATTCCTAAATTAGATAAATCATATGATGAACTAAGAAAAGAATATGCTGGTGAACGAGAAGTTCCTATGATGAAATCTCCTACATGGCTCCTAGGAGGCACCACATGGGAAGGAACTAAAGTAGCTGGGTATTCACCCAACTGGTACGTTAAGAGCAAATCTAGATGGAAAGAATCAGCTACGATGTATGGTTCTGCTTTCAAAAGATTAATACATGAGCCACTACCATTAATTGGAACTAATATAGGTGATATCTTAGATCCATATTACATGGAGAGAAAACATTTCTTTGATAGGCCATACCCAACGACGGGTAGCTTATTTGAAGAAGTTCCTATTATTGGTCCAATTTTATCTGGAACAGTAGGACGTATACTCAAACCTAAAAAAACAATGCATCAGAAGTTTTTAATGGGAGAATATGCAGAAGAAAATACTGGTCCATATGATTTTGCTAATCCACCTCCTACTCTTCAAGAAGGCATGCTAATGATGAAGCATGAAAGTGGTCAACGTTCAATGAGAGGTATCACCGCTAATCATGGTAATTTTGCATATGGTAATAATAGAAACTGGTCAAATACAGTTGCTTCTAGATTCACTGATAATATGATGAATGCAGCTGGACTTCAAGGATATTTAGCCAGAGTAGCATTAGAAAAAGTTAGAGGTTCTGAGTTTGAAGTATTACCAACATTAGAAACAGCAGGTAGAATGGCATCTCAATCTAGAGCATTCTATGATATGAATCTTGGAGGTATGGGTTTCCTTACTGAACCATTTAGACGATTATTTACTAGACCAGAATATAAAAAACATGGAATTAATCCTATACCGAATATGATGCCTCAATGGTTAGGTGAAAGATTTACTAAAGGTGATCCTTATTCTAAAATACAACGAGGTGAATTAAGACTTCCAGGTTCAGCATATACATCAACACATTCTGATATATCAAGAGATATGCCTGGAAGAGCTTCAATGCTAGGAGCAGATGTAGAACATTCTATTCAATATTTTACTGGGTTAATGACTCCAATTTTAAAAGAACAATATGATATTCTTGAAACTGGTACCATGATGCATAAAGTTATTCAGGACCAACTACAAGCTGAAAACTTATTAATATCTTGTGAAGCACTAGTATATGATGTTAAGAATGATATATCTGGTCACGTTGATGCTGTTATTAGAGATGGTGAAGGTGGCGGTGGAAAACGAGCAATGGAAATTAAAACTATTTCTGCTGCTGGTTTTGAGAAGCTAAATAAACCTAAATACCAGCACGTTGGACAGTTAAACTTTTACTTAAAACAATTAAAAATGAAAGAAGGAACAATCATGTATGTTATGCGTGATAACCCTTCTCAAGTTAAAACGTTTGATGTTAGATATAGTAAACATAGATGGGAAAAGGATCTTGCTAAATTAAGAAAAGCTAGACAAGTTTCAGCCGACATGATGGAAGAAGGATATGTTGATGAATATGGGTATTCTTATTCGTGGTTAGATAGGATGAATATATTAGCAGATGTTAGTCCAACTAGTACTAGTTTTAAAGAAGCTAAACAAATTGTAGAACATCAGGTTAAACGTGGTTTATTAACTCAAAAAGAAATATCTAAATATGATAGAGCTATAACAAAACAAAAAGCTAGATCAAGACAATATGAATTATACCCAACACGTTTTAAAGGAAAATTATTTTCTCCTGATAGTGAAGTTAACATTCAGAATATAAATGAAAATATAAAAGCAGGATCTGAATACGGATTACCGATGCGAACTGTTGGTTATGCTTGGGAAACTATGTTAAATAGTAATAATATATTTGTTAATAAGATCATGGGAAAAAAGGATCCATTAGAACATTATAAAATGAGTCGATTATATGGTAAAGAATATAAACCATGGGATGAACCATTTAGCTCCTGGCTCGAACCATATGCTAGAGGACTTGCCAGTAAGACTAATCCTATTGCTGGAGCATTATCATATGGTACAGGTGGATTTGTATTAGGCGGTAAATTTGGTGCTATAATAGGAGGAGCAGTTGGTGGATTATATGGGGCTATTCATGGTGCTGCCAGAATGGCAACAGGTACTACTTATATACCAGATAGTGTGGAAGAACAACGAACTATCAATACATACTTCGATGCCGCTCAATACCAACGTATGGATAGAATGACACAGTTATCAGAAGGTATTGCTAAAGATGAATACATGGCTTCTAGAGATGCTACTCTTACAGCCTTAAATAATACAGAAGATCCAGATGTTAGAAATTTATTTAGATCAGCTCATTCACAGGAAAAACCATATCTATCAGCATTTGTTAATAGTAAATCTAAAGATGAACGTAATGATATACTTAGATTTATGCCTAAAGATATGGGATTTGCTTTAGAGAGACAATGGCATAAGATGGATCAAAAAGAAGGGACGGCTCAATTCGTTGCTAATACTAGTCAATCAATAGTTGATAATAGAAAAGCTGTTTTTGATAGATCTGTGTTGGATCCATCAGTTGCTTTAGATGATATTAAATTGAAAACTCTTAGTGAAGAAGGTTATGATGTACATGAATTTGGACTTGGATGGAATCAGCAGCTTTTAAGATTACAAGATAATATAAATAAAATTGCTCCTGTAGATACTTCAGAAATGAATTTTGCTCAAGCTATTGCAGGTGATAATCTTAGTTCAGCTCATGTGAGAAAAACTATAGAAGATATTTTAAATAAATCTGGTTTCAATAATAGAGTTTTAGTTTATATAAATAGTGGTGCTAATGATAATAATGTAATCAATGTTACTATACGTAGAAATAGATCTTTAAGTGTAATTAATGCTTTACGTAATAGAGAATATGCGGAGAACTAATGGCTAAATACGATCCTTTTGATAAAAATGAATATGAAAATTCTTATGATGCAGAATGGATGTTTAAGACATCTGTTAAAATTGGTATATTAGCTGGTTTTGGATTTGGGTATAAAAAAATGAAAGGTCCAGCAGGAAAACTAGTTGATAAATTTAAGAATATGATTCTTAATAAACAAGCATTAATAGAAGTTGGAAAACAAACAGACAATATAAGTGAACTCAATAATCCATTTAAAACTAATAGTGTTAATATTAATCCAGATAAATTTCAATTGGGTAAAGCTGATTATAATAATATGCAACCTGATATAGCTGATAATGTAGCAAATCAAGATACTGCTGGGAAAATTAATGGTATTAAAAAACATGTTGAAAATATGGAATCTTCACTATTTAAAGAAGGACCATCTGCTTTTCCGATAACTCCTTTTACCTCGGCTGATCCTACTAAACTTTTACAACGACCTGAATTTGTAACAGATAAATTCTTAAATAAAGTTCGTTATGAAATGCTCGTTGATCATATAACTAAAAATGGAACCATATCATATAATCAGAATGAAATTAAAGCAATTCTAGCAGCAGGTGAATATATTAATACTCCACGTGCAGTTAAAATACTAAAAGAATTTCACGAATCATATTTAGATTCTAGTTTAGAATATGCTAGAGCATATGAAAAGAAAATTAAAATAGTATATAGAAACTATAGAACAGTTGTTAATAATAAAAAATCAATGCCTAAAAACTTTTTTGATTTCAGTGAGAAAGTATTAAATGGTTCACTTGAATCACAAAATGATGCTCATTATATCAATGATGTTTTAGTAGGAAAACAAAGTAAATATTTAAAAAATGAATTTAGTGTTGATTTATTTTCTGGAGATGATAGACATAAAGAAAATATTGATTTGATTAATGACTTGGATAGTGCTAGATTAAAAAATAAAAATGTTTTTCTATCTGGATCTGAAAAAGTTAGAAAAATAGAAGTTTTTAATGCTATTGCTAAGTTTGATTATACTGGTAACTTTAAAAAAATTGCCACAGTTTTAAAATCATTAGGACCAGATCAAGGTGTGTCAGAAGTAGGTTTTATTCGTGAAAAGATTGGTAAACAATATTTTGCCAAAATAACAATCACACATACTAATAAACAAACATACGATATACGTATACCAATTAGTATGGATGGCAGAATGCCTGGAGCATTTACTACTTCAAGAGAGAAAATGGATGGACTGTATGTAGTTGGTGATGATTGGGGAGGCATAAACGATAATCATAAAGTTGTTAATAAATCTCAAATAATATTACATAAAATTAAACAATCATTTGATAGTGATCAGTTAAAGAAACTTAAAGATGATCCTAGTGCTTTTTTCGATAGTTTAAAATCAATGATTGTTAGAGAACAAATGGCAATGCCTATGATAACAAATGAACTTAGAGATGTATTTAAACTATTACGTATAGAAGTTCCGTCTTTAATGGATATGAATTTTAAACAACATAATAATACTAAAGTTAGGAAACGATTACAAAATGCTGGAGTTAGTATAACTAATACACAGGCACTTAATCGTAAGATTAAAAGTGGCAAAAAGGTAGCTATAATAGCAATAGATTTTGAGTATCTCGGAGCTGGAGTAGATTCTAAAAATATGCCAAGTCCTTCGGCTGCTGCATTGGATCCAATGACACAATTTTATAAATTTGGATATACTGTTATTGATAAGACTGGCAATAAAACAAAAGAAATAAGTACAGGAAATCTAGTGAGTGACCACGTTGTAGATTTTTTAGATAAGATTCAGGGAACAGATGGTGGAGCTTATACACCTGGTGTAGTAAGTTGGTTAAGACAAATCGTACCTAATGGTGAAAATTCTGATTTTACTGATGAGCAAATTATTGAAAAATTTAGACAATTGACAAGACAAGAAGCTAAAGGAAATGCAGGGCAGGCTCTAAATAATGTTGATTTTATGAAAACAGTTACTAAACAATTAAATTTTGAGATCGGTGAGTTAAAAGGTTATGAAATTCAGTTTGTTACTAAAAATGGTACTCAGATTGATTTAATGCCTTTTAAAAAATGGTCAACTAATTTATATGATAAAATCATTGCTGAACATATTGATGTCCAAGCGATGGCTTGGAAATATAAATATGGTAACTATGGTGATAAACGACTTGGTCTTAATGAAATGATAATGCAATTAATGAAGGGTGAGAACATGACACCTGTCGATATTAATCTACCAGGTAATGCTCAAATTGCACTTGAAGCTTTTCACAATCATAAAAAAGGAAAGTATCTTCAACTTAGTCATAGTTTATTACATAATATTACTAACACAATTGGCAAAGGACAGGCACATGCTGATCCATCTATTGATGCGTTATTCACATCTATATTATTTGAATCATTTAGAGATAATGAGGTAGCACATGATAGGAATATAGGTAGATTTTTAGATCAATTAAAAAATAGTAGATATGGATATAATGATCAGGCTGCTTTATACGATACGTATCATAACCAACCATTAGAAGGATTTGGTGTAACTAGTTCTAGTGGTTTATCTAATGGACAAATAGCCAGATTAGGAAGTAGCTTATTACATATAGGTCACATGGTACCTTTTTCAGACAATCCTTTAAATAAACAATGGAATCAGCGTTTTATGTCTACTAAAATTACTCCATCTAAAGTATTCAAAAATAAAGTTTCGCATGAAGGAGGTTTAAAAAAATCTAGATCATGGATACAACACTCTGTTGATCCATTAACTACTGATGTATCTCTTGTAGCTACAGCATTTTATCATGGAGCAGAAGATAATAAAAATTATTTTATGCATCATGTTATGGCTAAAGGAGTATTTTTATGGAATTCTAATTATGGTAAAGAAGGATTCGCATCAATGGGTCAGAATTTAACTGATAAACTAAAATTACAAAATCATGAATATGTTACAGTTAATGACTCCATGGGTTCACAGATGAATGAACGAATACGCAAATTACAAAGAGCATCATATAAACATGCTGAATCATTAGCAGGTCCAAATGGCAAAGTTACTAGAGAATTATTTGAACAAGCATCAAGAGATATTGCTACATTGCCAGAGTTTGAAATAATTATCCCATCTACTAAAACTTTACAGTTATCTAAGAATGCTTTTGGTCCTAATTTTGTTAGTACTGAAGTTGATGGAAAAATAACGAGTTTACATTTAGAATCAAATAATATTAATCCTAGAGATAATGCTGCAAGAATCCGAGCTAGAATTGATTATGCTGCAGAAGGAACAGATTTACAACACACTAATATGACTATTAGAACACCTGAACTAAAAGCACAAGCTTCTCAGGCTAATAAAAGTTTATCAGATGCATTAGCTTTTAATGCTGATATATTTGGTAATGCTGATTTTATAGATAAAGGTTATGTTGGCGTAATGAAAGAAACTATGTTACGTAAAATAATAGATACACATAGAGATGTTATTCTCGATCCTAATAGTTCAAGATCAGAAAAAGGTGATGCTGTCAAAAAATTGAAAAGAGTCAGAAATAAATTAAATGCTAAGTATGTTGGTAATCAGATGATAATGAATAAAAATTCTGCTGGTGGAAAAATATCTACTAAGCTAGGAGAAAAATCAAAAACTTTAGCTCATTTATATTATGGTTCAGTTGACCTATCATATAAAGAATTAATGGGATTTATGGTAGATGCTGGATATATTTGGAATAAAAAAATGCTTGATATTAGAAATAATGTTATGCAAGATGAGACAACTGTACAACAAATTGAAAAAAAGATACTAGATACTAAACATAATATAGATAAAATGTCGGCTGCAGGTATTAATGGATTAAATATGTTAAATAAAGATGAACTAAATAATGTTAAAAATGAAACAGAATCTTTTATTAGAGGTACATTTTTAGCTAAAGAAGGTGAAGGTTATTTTATGGAACCTATCTCCGCTGGTACTGGTTCTAATCTTATTTATAATTGGGGATATAGAGGTCCAACACCGATGGCCATATATAACTTTAATAATGGCTTAGGAACTAGTCAAAAAACAATTAGTTTCTCGAAACAAGAAGTTGTTAATATGTTTGAAGAAGGCAATCATTTAACAGATAGTACAAAAAAATATATAGCTAATAATTCTAGATTTATGAGAGATAAGAAATATAATTCTGTTTTAAGAAGAAATACTTTATTCAAAGATGCTCTTTATGCTAAAGCATCAGTACAGACAAAACTATCTATAGATGATATTAATAGTTTACTAGATAGGTCAGAAACATTAAAATTATTTAAGAATCAAAAACGGAAAGCTAATAGATTAGATCCAGATTTAGTGATCGATGATCTAAAACATTTAATAGATTACTCTAAATTTGTTGGTGAGAATGCTGAATTAACAGATGCTCATTATAGAGAATTGTTAAATTCATTAGGAGAATCACATATACTAGATACCTATCTCAAAGATGATAAAAAAATAAATAATATTTTTGGTGTTAGAGATAATGCTGTATGGACCAATATGGCTAGAAAGAATGAAACCTTAAGAATTGGATCTAAGTTACATCGATCAGGACCAACAATAGCAGACGCACATGGTCAATTTGTATTTAATATAGATGAAATGATATCGGTTTATTCTCTAATGGAACAAGGTAATTTAACAAGAGATGATATACAAAAGACATTTAATTCAATTGGTGTAATGTCTGAAACAGCAAAAGGTAAAGGACCGATAGATGCTGTACTACGAGATAATAATGGTAATGTGAGACAATTTGAAATGAAAGAACTTGTAATGGCAGCTGATACTCGTGGCGAAGCATTGTCAAATAGATTAAATCCTTTAGTGGGATTAGCTAGTTCAGAGACAAGAGCTAAGGTAGATGTAATGGAAGCAGCACGAGCAGCACATCGAAACGCATTAGATCCTTCAATGGAACTTTCAGAGCCAAAAGGACTATTAAAGAAACAATGGATGTTATATATACTTGGACATACTAAAATGGATAAAAGCTCACTATCATTTCTTGCTGAAGGATTTGAACTTCCTGCTATGTATACGTCTCATAAAGGAGCAGATTCAATATTAGTGAATGCTGAAATATCATTACGTAATTACAAAAGAACTGGTAATGCTACAACTGGTAAATATAAAGAACTTTATAAAAAAATGATTAACTCTGAGATGAATACTGTATTTATAACATCTCAAGCTGCAGAAAATCTACCATCTCCTGAGCTTGGATTTTCTAATTATTTTAATTATTTAAAAAGTTCTATGGATGAAAGTGAAGCTGAACAATATATAAATGACATTAGAAGTGGAAATAAAAATATACATGGTGGTATTATGGTCCGTCATCCAGTAACACAGAATGCTAAAGATGGTGTTTTTAACATGCAATATCAGATAGTTCCACAAGAAGCTGGTGAACATATTGGAATGGATGATAATTCAGCATTTGTACATACTATAATATCTAAAGGACAAGGAGCTGATAGTGATGGTGATAAATTTTATTTAGGAGTTGTTAATTTATCATCTATTGCTCAAGCAGATGAATATAGATTACAAACAAAAAAATCATTAGAAATTATTCTTTCTGACCCAGCAATGCAGAGCAAAATGAGATTAAAAAAAGTTGGTGGATTATATAAAGTAACTGATTATTTTTCACTAATAGGATTTAATAGTGATGGAACTGCAGAGATGACTGCATATGATACCGCTGGTAGAAGACAATCGATTTCAGTTGATAAGAGTTCCTTAGATTTTTCAGGTAGTGTTAAAGCAATAGCTGATATGGGAACACAATTTCAAATGAATAGAGCCAATAATGTAGTTGAAGATTCATTAAATACGGCTACAAATAAAACTAGACAAGTATTTTTATCAAAAAATCTAATTGGTAGAGCTACTAATATAGCTAAAACAAGATTAAATGAATTGAGTCAAGCTGGTTTAGTTAAAAATCCTCTTCTTCTTAGAAAAATTGGTGGTGATTTAAATCATGGATTATTCGGTATATCACAGGATATTATAGGATTAGGAAAACAGGATAAAGAAACTGCTCAGTTAGTTGGTGCATTGAGTGCCTTAGAAAACTTTGAAACTGCTAAACATGAAGATGTTGAATCACTTAGAAAATTATATATATCTAAATTTGATGATTATGCTTTAGATGAATCAGTTGAAGAATTAGACCGAGTCAGAAAAACAGCTAATGAAGAATTCGAATTAATATTTAGAAGTGGTAAAACTATGGATGCTTTAAAAAAATATGGTAATTCAGATGTTAATTATGGAATCAAAGCTGTAAGTAATATTTTGTCAGGAAAAGCTGGTGCTAATATATGGGATTCAGTTTATTTAGATAATAATGAATATATAAATAGTACAATGGATGCAACTCAAACATATCTAGGCAATATGATAGAGGAACAACTTACAGGAGAAGTTAAAGCGTCTTCTATTATGGATGATATAGGCTCAGATTTAACTAAACGATTACGAGGTAGCTTAGATAATAGTAAATTTTTTAGAAAAAAAGGTAAATACGCAGCGATTGCAGCTGGTGGATATTTAGCATTAAATCTATTTAGACCTAATCAGCTTAGTAATTCGATGAATCCATTAGATGCATGTGTAGATTTAGGTAATAGTCCTGATATAGGTTCATCTAGAATTGATAAAGGTATTCAGTTAGATAGAAGTATACCATTAGATATGGTAGATGCTTCTTTTTCAAAACAAGCATTTATTAAACTGAATAATAGAAATCAATCTTCTTATAGGAAAGGAATAAGTGAACAAGTTAACGAGATGTTTGTTAATAGTAACTTAGTATCTTCCCAGTATTCACATAATTTTAATATTAACTCAGGTGCTAGTTATTCAGACTATACTAGTACCATAGGAGCCTTTGGATCACCCAATATATAGTCAACTTGGTAGGAGTAATAATGAGTGCTGTTGAATCAAATATTATTGTAGACGTGCCCGATGGCGTAGATATTTCCTCTATAATACAAAATTTAGATTCAATTTTAACAAGACTAACTGGTAATAGTACTTATATAAATATTACTGAAGTTGACGATCCAATATCATTAAGCCCCGTACAAATTAAAGAACTAGGAGATTAGCAAGTGGCAGAATCCGCCAATCTTAAATCAATAGGGATATATCTACAAGCATATCTATATAATAAATTTCCAGAATTAATTAGAGTCTATAATGCTAGTGCTAAAGAATATGAACGAAGTTTAAAAACTAAACTTATAGATGCTATTCAGGATGCTTATGGTAAGATAGGAATTTATTTTGCAACTACTGATTTTACTGGCGATAAACTTAAAAAATCCAATTTTAAATATAAAATTGGTGACATTATAGAAATAACTAAGAACGGTATCAATCAATTATATGTTATTACATTTGAGGATAATGATCAGTTACTCACATTTCCAAAAGCAGACGATGAAACATTAAAATTATTAAGTGGTATTAGTATTCCATATAAAGTTATACAACCTGATTATACATCAGTTACCACTGAACTAGTTAATAATATAGTTGATAGTAATGTAGTTCAGAATATATTTAAAACTTTAGAATATGAAGATCAATCTTTTGCTATTCCTAATAGACTAGCTTCACTTGATGGGCAAATCCAAATTGGCGATATAGTATTAACAGTTGATCCTACACAAATTTCATTTACTACTCAGAATGGTTACCAGTATTTTCCTACTCTACGAACAGAAGGTAATCCAAAAATACCTACACTTCAACAAGTAAGAAATATCACAATCAATTTAATATTTCCTAATGAAGATACTATTAATTACCAGCTGATGCCTATATTTGCTATGTATAAAAGAACTCCTTTTATTAATATTAGAAATAGAGATGTTAATGAATTCTTTTCAGATCTTATTGTTCCTAATGGAAATTTTTTATCAGTTGGTTTAGAATCAATTCATATACAATCAGTAGAAGGATTTCCTAGTACATTACAAGCACAGCTTACATTCTTGCCTTTTGATTACAGAGTTATATCATCTAATTTTAAAGCTATCAAAACATTCAAAGGTGTTAAAACACAACAAAATAAAACTGAAATCAACAATGAATTAGAATTAGCTATAGATAAATCTAAAACTAATCTAGATGATGAGTCAATCACAGCTACTAAAATCGAACAAGTTATAAGTGACAATATAGATTCTGATTATGATTTTCGATACAGTGTTCCTTTCAGAGCATATTATCAAGGTATAATAGAAGATGTTGATTATGTTACAGATGAAATTGGCAATATCGTTCCTCTTGGAAAAAATGGTCTAGTTAATTCGAATACAGTTGGCATGAGTGTTAAATCTTTTAGACCAAGGAAAACTACTAATTATCTCAGACATTACAAATCATTAGATAATAAATCTTCTATTAATTTGAATTATAATTATATTAATCAAGACTCACGTGAATTTTCTAAAAAACTATCTAGTGATAGATTAAAATCTCAACAAGATCAACTTAATAGATTAAATGATTTTAGTAAAATATTAAATAAAGATAATCTTATAGGTGAATGGTTTTCTATATTTCAAAATTTAGATGATGAATTAAGACGAATTGAAATACAATTTAATGGAATGAATAATAATCTTCCTAAATTACTAGAACTTAATGGAATTAGTTCACAAGATTACCCAACTATGCACACCGACATTAATAATATATTTGATCCTTTTTTAAAAGGTGGCTTAAATGCTATTGGTGTAGGTGTTTTTAAAAATCTTCTAAATGATAAAGCAACTGCAACTTCTTTTATCAAAGGTGACATAACTAGCACAACTATATTGTCGGACGACTATTTAAACTTATCTAAAAAATTATACACTCATATTAAAGAGGATCAAGGATTTAATAGTGATTCATCAGTAAATATGATAACTGCTTTTGATAGAATTTGGTCTTGGATGGAAGGTGATGAAAAAAGAAAAAATCAATTTGTAGGTTTTATGGGTAGCGTTGCTGAAAGTATTCAAACTCTTTTCAATAATGATTCATATTACATAAGTGGTCCTGATGGGCTTAATATTATAAATATGCCAATTAAATCTACTTCACTTATCATTGATGGTAAAACTGATGTAGTTGGTTCTTGGAACTTATCATTTGCTAATAAATTTACTATAATGCCTTTGCCATCATATACATATCCTTTTTATCAACATATAGGATCCGATGATATTACATTATCTCTGTCGGTAACATCTCTTGGAGGATCAGTATTAAAAAAAGAATTATCTGACTTATCTAACAGAGTTTATAATAGTTCTAAATTAATTTTACTCAATAACCCATTGTTATATCCATATTTAGATTTTAGATTAACACTAGATGTTCCTCGACATCATTTTTTAAGTTCTTTTGGATTAAATAAATTAGTATATAATTCATCTAACACTACAAATATAAATGGAAATCCCAACTCATGGAATAATACAATTAGTTTTACAAAAAGTGGACTTTCAATTGAAGACTATAATTCAGTAGAACAAGAAGATAATCAAGATATTACTAAAGCTATTGTAATGCAGCTTATAACTAGAATGTCAATTACCATGGATATATCTAATTTGCATGATGACACTATCATTAGTGACGATAGAGATTTTGTATATAGCCATGATACCGAAGAAGCTGTTACGAGTATATTAAATAATAATGAAATTGTAGTTTATAAATATAAAAGCTTACAACAAATTTCACCACAAACTCCGACATTTGGTCCTGAAGAAGCACCTTCTAATCTTGAATTTGGTTCTGAGATTACTGATATAGATGATCTTCTCAGACTTGGTTTTTCCTATTCAATATGGGCAGACATATTAACTGATTATATAAATAAATTAGTGGATTCTGGTGGCAATGCTAACTATATTAACAAACAATTAAAACTATCAGCAGTTAAAAAAATAACTGGTAATTTTCAAAAAACAATTAATAAAACAATAAAACGAGTACGAGACGAAGAAGCAACTGCTGCTTTGAATAAGATTTTTAAACGATTACCTAAGTTCCAACAAGTAGTAAGAAATATATTATATCAGAGAGAATTAGAATTTAAAAAACAATATCTACTTTTTAAAAATATAATAACACCTGAAAATACAAGACCAAATACATTACACGTACTAGATCTATTTAGTAGTTTTAAAGGAAAATCAACGGGAATAACTGTTGGTAATATTGGAGTAGTTCTATTAATTTTAGCAGCAATACCACTTGGAGAAGTGCTCATCGGTACGTTAAGTATTGGTGCTGCTATAATAGGAACTCTTCAAGCAGCCATTGCGGTTGCTGGTATATCTAGTTCAATAACAGCTGCATCAATTGTGGCGGTAGGAACTGAAAAGTTAATAAATAAAACAGGTAATCGTTTAACTGATGCTAAGAATTCTATTTTTGCTGAATTTGGTGATTTAATGGGTGACTATATTCATAATATGAAAAAATCATATATTCATTCTATTAGTTCTCAAATATTACGAGATCCAGTAATAGCTAAATTACTTCTTAATAAAGATGTTATAGGTCAAGATCTATATAGTAAGCTAAATTATATATCTAGAAATTTAAAAGTTAGTTGTTATAAAGATTTTGATTGTAATCCTGTCTATAATATTTCAGATGAATTAGGTTGGATAAATATATCACCTGATTACTATATATTCAATGATGTATTTTCTGGTCAGGATATTAATGAATACTTAGAATCATCATTAGAACGATCTATGACTACCGCAAAAATGGCTATAATGTTATCTCTTCAAGAATATGAAGATGCTGTTAGGAAATTTGATGTTATAAAAGATAGATTAAATTCATTAGATAGTAGTACTGTTAAAGGTGTAAAAGATATAATTGGATATAAAGCTAATTTGACAGAAACTCTAGATGAAATTCATTCTACTTATTTTGATATATCTTTAGATATAGAACGTGAAGCTGGTAATACTGATTTTAATACAACAATCAATGAAGAAGGAAAACGTGAAATATTAGTTACTGATGAACAAATACAAGATACATTCGCAAGAGCAGGAACTGATAAAAAAGCAGCAGAACTTAACGCTGCTGATAAAGATTATAAAAAAGGTACTGCTGAAATATATACTGAACTAGTAGAATATTTAACTAAGAATAAAGTAAATGATAAAGAATCTGAACAACTTTTAAAATTTGCACAGATAAGAGGTCTAGTTGGTAATCCAGATTTAAAAAAATTATCTTTAATAAAAAGTGCTAGAGCTATAACTTTAATTGAAATCTTAGAAGTCTATTCAGCAATTACTTCATTTATGGGAACTTTTTTAACAAATTCAACTTCATTGCCAAATATTAAAAATAAAGAAATTTCAACAATACTAGATCCTATTTTTAAATTATCTTTGGATGAACAATCAAAATCAGCATTGTATGATCTAAGATCAACTATTAATAATGTACTTACTTTAGCATTATCTGATCAAACTAAATCATTAACTAAACAATCTGCTAAAATTGATCTTAGTAAATTTACTAAAGGTGGATTACATCAACAAGATAAAATTGGCACTAGTGATGGTAGTAAAGATAAAGATGCAAAAAAAGGTTCTGTTAATAAAACAGCTGCTTTTCCTCAGCTTAAAGTTTTACAAAATTATTTAAATAATAAGATTGGATCTTTTATTCGCCTAAATGATTTTATTATTGATTTTCATAATACAGGAATTACTCCAAGTTTCAAGACTATTCCAGAGCTTAAAGGTTTGGATTATTGGAATATTAGATCGATTGAAGCTAATGTAAAACGAATTGGATTATTAAAACAATTTTCTGAATCAGTTAATAATAGTTCATCGACAGTTAAACAACTATATCCTACTTTCAAAATATATTTAGCAGAAGAAGATAAAAGTATTTATTCTAGTAAACCATTTGATGATTATTTCACATATGATGCCATTCAATCTATTCATATAGTTGATAATAAAAATCAATCTAGTAAAACAGCAGTCATCTTATTAAGTAATATAATTGGTAATATTTCTGATACTCTTTCTTTCCATGTCGAATCACCAGATTTTGCATCAGGATCGGATAATGATTCAGATATATTTTTTAGCTCATTGGATATTAAACCTGGAACAAAAATAATTATTAAAATGGGTTATGCTGCAGATGAAAGAGTACTACCAATTTTATTTGTTGGAAGAATTACAAATATGAATATTGGTAGTACTACAAAATTAGTTTGTCAGTCATTTGGATCTCAGCTTCAAAGTGAAGTAATGTCACATAGATATGGTGCATTTTCTAAACAAAAAATGCACGGTGATATAGCAAGTGCTGTACTGGATACATTGCCAGGATTAGAACATCTTGGTACTACAAATCCTTTTGAACGACCAAGTAATCAATTTACAGGTAGAAATCTTACTAATAAAAATAATTCGACATTTAATAGATTCATGTTAACTAATATATTTTCTAAAGTTAGTTCGTATGAATTGGCTCGTGACAATCCACGGGATGAGAATATCTATTTACCGTATGCTTTAGTTAATAAGAAATATACTGATTTTACTTTTGATTGGGTTGTTTATAATCAAACTGCCTGGCAAGTAATGGATGAGCTTAGTTTATTTCATAGGAATAGTTTTCCATTAGTCAGAACATATAATAATGATGGTATGTCAGATAAGAATGATCTAAGAGAAACTTTAATTATCGGTGATAAATCTGGTTACTATAAATATACAGATGGTTATGAATTTTCTTCATATGATTTTGAAGGTGTTAAAAAAACTGTTGATACTTTCAATAAACTGATTAAACAAATTAAATTACTTAGTAAAGTAACGTTTACATCAGCGTTTGATTCAAATGCAGAAATTTGGAAATTAACATTGAAAAATATTATATATGAGAATTTTTATTTGTTTGTTCAGAATAGATTCAATGCACTTGTAGTAATTAAATATATTTTAGATTCTACCGACGTTAATACTCTCGGAATTAATTTTGGATTTATTGGTGATGTAATGGGCATGCTTAAAGATGTAATTAATAAATTAACTAATGATGGTGATAAAAAAGCATCTGGATTAATTAAAAGTTTAATTCTAATTAGTGAAGAACCATTTATAGAAAAATCAAATATTAAAGACTTTAATTTTGTTGAAGATGAAATTTTTATTAATAAAAGTAATGAATTCGAAAATATAATCAAAAGTATTATAGACTTAAATAATAGAAACGATAATAAATTAAATTTTAATCTTGTCTCGGAACATGTACTCAATGTTAAAAATGTAACTAATAATACTGATATCAGTTTAGCAAAGGATCCTAGATATAAACGTATACAACAACATCATCTAATAAGTGATTCTAGGAATCTAATAAGTAATAATATGGTGCTTAATAATTCTTTTTATAATTCGATAAATTTATATTATTTAGATGAACCAAAAATGGTAGATAAAGGATCTTTCTCGGAAAATCAAAGTAAAGAACTAAGTATGTGGCCAGTTAGATCATTTAGAGACCTATCAGATGAACATATTCGACCATTAAATAGTTTCCAAAAAAATGTTGATACTAACATGTATGATATCAGAGATGGTTTTAATAATATTATAGAAGGTTATTCTCAATTAAAAAGTAAAGATGGTTCAGAGTTACTTGACTTTTTTAAACGTGAGAAATTTGGAATATTAAATTTAGAAAAACCTGATTGGAGAATTCTTCCATCGTTTTTAGTTGTAGGTAATAATTTACTCCAACGAGAAGTCCAGAAGATGTATCAAGGAACTATTGAAATAATTGGTGATCCATCTATTAAATCATTTGATATAGTTCATATACAAGATTATACGAATGATATACATGGCGCAGTAGAAGTTGAAGAAATTCAACATATATTCACACCAGAAAAAGGATTTAGATCTATAATTACACCAAATTTAATTACCTATGATAGAGATCCTATACAGATGGATGATACTAGAGTAATAAGTAATCTATATGATTCTCTAACAATGGGAAGAAAAGCTAAAGAATTAAGAAATCTTCAGGTGTATGGTACAAGTGTAATACTTAGTGCTCGCGCAGGACCCTATGCTGCATTAGCGGGAGCGATTGCTGCATCTCCACTATTATACAATGGTACAATTGGCGCAGCTTATAAATATAATAGATTTGTATATGATGTTATGGCTGAAATTATGGGTAGAGATTGTATTAATTTTACTACACTAACATACAAAGGATATCCTTATATGTGTGGATTTGATGGTCTTGATTACCAAAATTTAACTACTATAGTAAATCATAAAAACCAAAGAACTAATGGTATTATAACTAGATTAGCTAAGTTCTCCGATCCGCTTATAGCTGGATTTTCTCCTGAATATGGTATTAAACAATACATTGCTAATAAAATACCTGGTTTACAGGGATTACCTAAAAATAAAGGACAGTTAAGACAAGGTTACTTACCTTAACTGAATGGATTAAATAATGAGAAAAAATCAAGATGAAATAAGTAATACTAAAACTAGTAACCATTATCTTCTTAAATTAGATAGTAGAGGTAAGTATTATAATGATAGATTAAATGTAGTTAGATGTATATATAGAGATAAATATTTTGATTTTAGATTATCTAGAAATGAGATCGAAGTCCCTAATCCTAAATTCCATAGTTTATATGTTGTTGTTAATGATAGTGTGTTAGAAGGTTTTGGACTTACGGAAGAAGAACAATTCTATTTTCCTGGTATTAAAGATGATAAAGGCAATACATCTGATCTTCCATATGCAATGGCTTTTCTAGTTAATGTTACAAAGAAATCTGATACAGCTGATCCTCAGACAGGAGGAGCAAGTTTTTCTATTAATAATACTAATATGTTCGATCAAGATAATATTAGAATCTCAATCTCACCTCCACTCAATATAGACTATACTAGTACTGAAGACAAAAATAAAAATTTGGGAACTTCTAATATTGGCATATTTATCAATGATGATACCATTTTGATTAAATCAAAAGGTGGATCTATTACAATAGGAGAAGAAGGTATATATCTTGGCGGTAAAGTATTTAAAGAATCAGCTGTAGAAGAAAATGGAATATTTACAGATAATACTATTGCTGATATGATGGGTTCTACAATACCAACCTTTATAGCTGCCTTCCCAAAATTACCTAATGTTGGACAGTTTTATGCTTTTGCTGAAGTTGCACAACGAGTAATAGAAATAGCAAAAGTAGCAGAAAATGCTACAACATTGATAGGATAATATAATGGCCGAACCTTTCACAGGAATGACAGATGTTTTAATTGGTTATGATACTGATCTTCATTTCAAAGATGGAGAACTACAATTAACGTCTGGTATTGATTATATAGAAAGAGAAATATATAAACTATTAATTACTGATAAGGGTGATTGGAAGACTGATCCTAGATTAGGTAGTAGTCCTAAAATATTTATCGGAGAACAGAATACTAGAGATATTGCTGAAGAAATTAAAAATAGAATTATCTCAAATTTAATAGAAACTGTTTTTCCAGCTAATATAGATGTTAGAGTTGTTCCAGTAGATGTATCTAAGATATTAATTTTTATAGATATTTTTCATCAAGATATGGTATTCTCTTCAATGCCATTTGAATTTACCTTTACAACTGGTCTGAAACGTGTTGAAAAATTTGATAGTGTTGTTAATGAAGTTAAATCTGGTTTAAAACACAAGATTAATGATATATCAAATATGAATAATCCTAATAAATATTGGGATAGATTAAGATCTACCAGTTTGCAATAAGGAGAAGTTATGCCAGTAACTAGACGCAATTATCTAGATATTTATAATGATGGTCGGATAAGAATAAAGAATAACTCACCTGTTAATAATTTTAATGGACAAAGTACTACTAAAGCTTTACTTGATATTGTTGCTATCGAAGGCGAACGAATATATGATAGCTTAAATACAATATCAGTTGCTATTGATCCTACTAATACAATTGGTTCTGACTTAGATAAAATTGGCTTTAGTCTTGGTGAATCTAGAAAAACATCTTTGCGTGCTAATGATGTATCAACTACTAATTTTCTATTCTATATTGACACTAGATTAAATTGGAATGTTAAGAATATGATTTTAAAAAATTATAGTCAAGCAGAAATTAACACACTTCAGAATCAAGGTTATCTAACTATTACTAATAATGTATATGAATTAACTATACCACGAGGTACATCAGTATCTAATGGTGGTAACGTGGCATATACAACTTTACAAGAATGTATTTTAGATTCAACAGGTGAAGCATATTGTGGTATCACTGCTGGTGATGTTGGTCCTAATTATAATATAAGTAGTAATCAATTAGTAAAACATTCACTAATGAATATTCCTGAACTAAGGCGAATAGCTAGTTATATTAAATGCACTAATAGATATCCAATTCAAAATGGTAAATATAGTATGAGTGACGACGAATTTAGATATAGAATATCAACATCTAGATCAGCTATTTTTACCAATGAACTTTCTATTAGAAGAGCAGCTTTAAGCATTCCTGGTGTTAGAGATATTTTATACGAAAGAAACAAATATGGAAATGGTACTTTAAATATAATTGTAGATGGTATTTCACCACTTCTTTCTAATGGTCTATTATTAACTATTAAGGAAAGTGTACAAAATGTATCTTCAAATGGTGATGTTGTTTATGTTGCTAAACCCAATTATCTCGGGGTCGAATTAAGATTTAATATAGTTCCTTTACCTGGGCTTGATTCACTATCACTTAGAAATCAAGCTAGAGATAATATTATACAATATATTAATGATATTCCAATTGGTGGAGAAATCATTTGGAATCAAATTACATCGAGAGTATTATCTATAGATGGAATATTAGATTTTGTTCCTGATTTTTATAAAATTGGTGAGTATGATGATTTTAGTAAGATTAATAGGAATCAAAAAGTTGTTAGATTTCTAAATCAAAGTGCTGATTTTGATAGTAGATTCTACACAGATTCAGGTCTTATAACTGCTTGTGTATCGCAATAAGGATTATTGATGAATATTAAAAGACCAATTGTAGGTAAAAATACTGAAAGATTAATTAAGTCGGTATTTCCATCTGATTTTAAAATAGCTAAAGATAAAGAATCTAATGGTTATAAATATATAAATCTATTAGTTGGTGCTGAAGTCGATGAGATGAAAGACAAGATGAGTAAAGTCTACTATAATTCATTTATAGAAACTATGGATCTTGTTGATAATGGTAATCTCTATCAAGTTGATATTGATGTTGTACCAACTGGATCATATCTCAATAGTCAGGGAATTACTCCAATAAAAATAGCTAATGAATATGAGTTCTATAATGGTAACCCTACTAGATTAATCGAAGATGGTGAATTTGTTATTAGTTCAGGTATTAATATTAATAATATAATTGGATCAGAATACTTTAGACAAAGCTCTTATGGAAGTGGTTATTTTGTATTAACTAGTAATAGAAATCTTGATAGTAGTTATATATCTGGTTTGTATACTGCTTATAAAGTTAGTGTAGATAGGACAGGGACTGTAACCAAGATATCTGGTTTGTATCCTGGACTTACAACTCAAGATTATAGTACTACTGGAACTGATGAAATTCTTACACCACAAGATCAAAATGCACTAGAAAAACTTTATCCATTAACACGTATAGTAATGGACGAAGATGAGACAAAATATAATATTAACCATTATGAGCCATATCAAGGATGGACATACGATGGTAATGGAGATGTAGTTGCTATACATGATTATCCTGGAAATTATTTCTATGATGAAAATGGTACTAAAGTATACTATAGAACAGCTTTAAATAATCCATATGGTTATAACAACTATAGTGGAGTTTATTTACCCTTATCATCCGTTCCAATTAGCGGTACTCTTAAAATTTATGACATGGATATACTCGATGTAAGTGGAAATGCTATTGAGATTCCTCAACTTGGTAAAACAAGTTATATGTTACAATCTCCTATGATGAATGTTCCAAATGGTAATCCTGGCGAGAACTACGATCAAATTACACATAGTGGTATTTTTGATCCTATATATTTAGGTTATGATACAACTGTTCCATCTGGAACTAAGTTTGGTTATATTGCTGGTATGTCTGGTATTCCATATAAGACTACATCTTGGGATTATATTCATGAAGGATCTGAGTATGATGAAGATCTATTAGAATTTGTAGAAACTGGTTCTGGAGATCTTACCAATCTTATAAAAATAACAAATCCATTAAGTAGGTATCTAGTTGAATACAAATATAAAAATTATAATAAAGTAAACTACGTTACATCATTTAATGCTACTAAGTTTATTAGTCTTGAATCTGAAGTTCCATCATATTCTGTTAAAAATACTATAAACAATATTGAAGAAGTTAAATATGAATTTACTAAAGATCCTCAATTTTCATTAGCTGGAAATGATAGTGAACGTACACGAATTCTAACATTTGATGGTTTTGATATTAGACCTAATAGTAAAATTCATAAAATAATATATGATATTCCAGTAAGACTTACTAATGTTACTAATAATAATGGTGTTCTTGAACGACCAATATTAGATAAATTCCAATCGATACATACTATATATAATGGAATTGGTTATAGTAATGAATATGTTCCAGTAGTATCCAGTAATAAATTATATAAATTAAAATGTGAGTTTGATGCTCCGTTATCTGGGACATTAATTGAAACTGATTTATCAACTAGTGGTAATAATTTAACACTCGTTAATTCTGGTAATTTAATTTATGAAACTACATTCGACAAATATATTGGTAAAAAAATTATTAATACTGGAAACATATCATACTTTGAGTCAAGTGGTATTAATTTTTATAGTGATAAAACATTTCATCATTGTAAATTTATAGCAAAATCATCTGGTGTTATTTTATCAGAAATGTATGATTTGTCTAATGAGGAGTATCTTAAAATAGAATTATCTTCTAATGGATGTTTTAAAATTTATACTAACAATCATAAATTTACATCACTATCTTCATATGATTTTAATATGAAAGAAAAAGAAGTTATAGTCAGATTTAAGTATGATGATCTTGATACTAGTGTTCCCGATATAAGTATTTATTATAAAGATCCAACTACATTTGGATTTGATAAGGTCAAAACAACATTACATAATACTACTAACATATTTGATTCAAGTAGCTCATATTTACATATAGCTAAGAATAGCTCAATTAATATTGGGTTTTACGGAATATATACAGAGGCATTTTAATGGCTATTATAAGTAAAACAGTACCTGGCGACTATCTAACCATAAGTGGTGCAATAGTTGATATGTTAATTAGTGGTGTTGCTGCTAGTGGATCAATAGATGAATATTATTTAGAAGTTGATTTTGGATTATATACTGGATTACCTAATAATATTTACATTCCATATAGTGGACAATTTAATATATACGGAAATAATTCTGATCTTATTATTAATGAATCTATTTCATTAAGTGGTTTTAGTACTGACATAGAAGAACCATGTATTAAATTTTCTGATATGAGTTTAATATGTAATCAGTCAACGTCTTATACATTTGTAATATATAGTGGATTTAATTTATCTTTATATAATTGTGAAATTACAAATGGAACTACTAATTCAGGTAATGTATTAGCTGATAATGCATATATTAATATATCTCATACTAGTTTCCATGGCACTTCAAGTGGAACAAATTCTGCTTTATCTACTACTAACCTTACTAACATAGTAATAGAAAATAGTATAATCTCAAATTATACAACTGGACTTAATACTTATGCTTCACTTAATTCGTTAAATAATATATATACTAATTGTGAAAATGCTATAGTTGCTAATTCAGGTAGTTTAATTCTTTCTAAAAATGATCTTATTAGTAATTGTGTATCATGTATAGATTCATCATATTCAAATCTTGATATTAGAGATGATACTATAACAGGTGATAGATGTATTGCTCTTGTAAGTGGTTCAATGATAATGAATAATACAATTGTTAGTGGGAGTATACTTTCATTAAGTGGCTCGTTAGGAGCCTCGGCTACAATTAATAATTCTAATTATACACCATCTGGACTTAATGGATTAGATGCTACTTTATCAAATGTTTCAAATACTGTACCTGTTTTTAATAATCCTAGTTATGGTGATTATAGATTATTATTTGATCCTATAGAAGGTTCAGATTTTATTAATTACCGATATACTAATCTTACATCAGGAGTAATCGAAGCTACAATAGATCCAATTCAATTTTTAATATATGATGGTAAAGGACAAGTTAATTTATATAACTTTTTACCTTTTATATATAAACAAAATACTAGTCTATTATTTACTGATTATGAAAATGAAGTTAAATTTGCAGAAGCAAAAATACCATTTAATAATCTTAATTATACTGTTATGTACAATGCTAAATTTGAACAAGATGAAATAATAGTTAGATCAACAATGCCAAACCAAGAGGCATCTCCTAGTAAATTAGGATATGATTGGGATTATAAAATTTTATCATCTACCCAAATTACCGACGAGCACCAATATATTATTCCACGAACATATATAAATGTAAGTGACTTTGTTAATAATAAAATAGGTAATTTAGGCTATGCTTTATATAGTAATGTGACGAAATCAAATATTAATGTTTTTAACACTATTGAATATAGAGGAATAGCTTATGATTTTGACTCATCTGTGGCAGGAGAAAGTATTATATGGTCGATAGAAGGAAGAAATCAATTGCTTATTAAGCGCAATATATATACTGGTGAAGTATATAATAAATACCCATTATTAACATTACCAAAAGGTAGAACTTACCAAAATCCGTCTGGCGTAATATATTCACACAATGATAATGAGAAATATGTTTATACTAACGAGTATGATACTACCAAAATATACTATGGTGAATCTGAAAATGGTGATTTCAAATGGTTAAATACAGAGTTAGATTTAAATAAAGATATACGTGGAATACTTGCTCATAAAAATTTATTATTTATTACTGAAACTGAATATTCTATACCAGTATATGATAGGACAACTATTAGACTAGATGGTGGAATTGGCAAAGTTTTACAATATCGAAATAATGATATTTTTGAACACTATATGTCTAGTTATAATAATACTAATACAGGTCCAAGTGATTTTCTATTATCATCTGGTAATAATTACCCAACTGATTTAACAGTATATGAAGATGGTAATTTATATATAGCAGACTTTGCTAATAATAGTGGTTTATATAAATATAATTTAGCTTATGATTATGCTTTAGTGCAATCAAGATATGATTCACAAACACGTATTATACTCAGAGAAGAGTATGATGATGTTGATATTTAAAGGAGATTTATAATGTCTTACCCTACAGATATACCAGCTACAGATATGTCAGATATATGGACAGATGGATCATATACACCTAAAGATGTAGTAGCATATATTCAAGATGATATAGTACCTATTAATAAAAATGCTATGAGAAATTCTGTTGGTAGACAGATATCATTAGTTCAGAATTTTGTTAATACTTCATATTTAGGAAGAGTTGATTTACCTATCGTAAACGCATATATGACAAATCAGTCTGGTTCACACATTAATATGGATACTCTGGTAATGGTTTCTGGAATTCCGTCTTCATCTTGGAATAGATATAGTGCGATGTCATCTGGATTAATTGAAGTACATGAAGATTACACGTTAGTATCTAGATATATGAGTATGAGTCCATACGAAATATATGCTAATTATTCAGCAGGTGGACCTGGACTAGTTGGTAGATTTCAATTATCAGTTTCAGAACTATATTGGTATACTGCTTCAACAATTCACAATGACACAATACTTACTATAAGTGGTGCTACTGGACTAAATTTACAATCATCATCAGATGTTAATATACAATCTGCTTCTGGTTTCAAAATAGCTGCTGTAGATGGCTTATATGTTAGTTATGATACAAGTACTCCATACCAGCCATATATAAATATCACTGATAATGCATTTAAAGCTATATACCAGACTCCAACTAGTATAAGGTATACTGAAATTAATAGAAGCGGTGTTAAGATACTTACTTCCAACCCAGCATATAATGAATCAATTATATATACTGTTAATAAAATAAATTGTAGTGATAATTTAGAAGTATATTCAGATGAAACATTAACATTAAGTGGTATTGATGGTGTCAATATACATACTGGTGGTAATTTAAATATTGGCACTGAAACTATAATATTTAATGATATTAACCCTATTCTTTCTGGTGTTGTAGATTTAAATATTAAAAGTGGCGATGATATTACAATAACTGCCGATGGTTCAATTAGTATTAATGGTACTGATTCATGTAGTATAAATTCAGATACCACTGTGCGATTAATGGCTGGTTCTGCAACTGATTATGTTTATGTATGGCCGTGTCTATTTTTCGCACAATTGTCTAGTGCTCCAGCTGCACCACAAGATGGAATGGTTTATTATAATAATTCAACAAAAAAATTACAATTACGAGCTAATACTAATTGGGTAGATCTTAACCCCTAAAAGGAATATATAAATGAGTAAACCTACTAAGATTCAAACATGGTCAAATATAGATGTATTTGGACTTATTAATGGACACTCTGTTTGGGATCCACAATTTAAATCATTAAGATATGTCAGAAAACCATTTGATGGTGCTCTTGAACTGCGTGATAGAATATATAGAGATCATGAGAATCCAAGTAGCCACACATATCAAGGATCTATTAACGCTATACATAATGAATTTAAAGAGACTCCTTATAATGTAACTTCTAAAAATACATTTCAATTAACATTTGAACCAATTCCAATTGGTGTCCCTGATACTCAAGACATTAATGTTTATTATCAAAACTATAGTGGCGAATGGGTCGAAATAACTCCTCAGTTATGGAGTCATACGTTTGAAGATGCTAACAATGGTTTTATAGTATGGCAGAAAGAAAAATATATTAATATTTCTGGTGTTAAAAACTATAATTATTCTAATCATTTACAAATCCTAACTGATCTTCCAGATGAAACTGAAATTAAAGCTATATATTCTATCTATGTTGAAAATGAAGATGGTGATCTGGTAAGTATTAGATTTACTGATATAGATAATCCTAATGATATTGATGACGTTAGATTTAAATATAGAACTCCTGATTATCCTGCTAATACTGGAATATTTATGTATAATCTATCAACTATTCCAGATGTAATGTATAGTCAATTTTATTCAGATAGTGGAATGGGAAAATTTCCATTGTATATGATTAAAAATTCTTTAGATAAGAAATTCCATCATAAATGGAAAGATATGTCTAATAGATCTACTATATGGGATATTCATAAACTATATGGAAGTGGTGAGATACCACATTTTTATGATGCTGAGTGTCCACAAAGTCTCACCAATCTTATAAATGGAATAGATTTAAAATATAGTGGCGTTAGTGGTGGAGTTGAATCTAAGACTAAGTCATTATATCCAATGGAAATATATGAAACGGAAACATCATCTATCTATAATAACTGGTATATAAGATTATACCCAGGTAAATTCTATATTGATGGTATCCCATTTTATTTATTCGAAACACCAAATTCAGAAAATCTTACGTTTGTTAATGGAGAAGCAACATTACCAAGTGGCTGCACCAGAGGATCATATAATGTTATGTCAGATTCTAGTTATTATGCTAATCCTTATGTTACTCAACAACTAATACTATCTGGATATATCTTTGAAGATTATAATTATCCAACTGGACAAGATGGTGATAAAATACTGTCAAATATATATAGACGTAGACCTTGGTTGACATCACAAATGGGCTCACCTACTACACTAGCTAAAAATGAGTATGCTATCGACTTTAATGAAAATAAGGTTTATTCAAATGGACTAACAAATACTATACTAATATGGGAAGAAGCATTAGTTCCAAGTGGTAGATTAGTAGAATATGATTTAAATCCTTTAAATAATACCGACTCAGATATTGAAAATTTCTTTTTGTATATGAGTATCAATCCTAATAGAGGTATATAGTGTCTAGATTCTTACAAGCTAAGTTAGAAAACAAAAGATTACAAACATATAAAACTTCGTCCGATAACTTAACATCTACTATATCTTTATTGTATAATAACTCACCATCATATATTAAAAATGCTACTGTTGAATTATGGTTTAATTATACTGGATCATGGATTAAATATGAAGATGCTGTAACCGATGATGAAGGTGTAGTTCATGTAACTCATAATGTCAGTAATCTTTCTGGCATTAATATGTGTTTAGGACAAGCTAAAATAACTCATAATGGAACAGTGTATAATTCTAATTATACTAGATATAATTTTACTTATCAAGTAATGCAAAGTTATATAATAGATGCTGGAACATGTGTTGATCCAGGATCACTAGATAGATCGAGTTATTCTTTAATAGATGCTAGTGGAAGAACTGGTAGAATTTATGATAGGATGATATAATGCCCGTAGAAACAATTAGTGGAGTATATAAATTTTTTGAAGGAACAGATGCACAGTGTTCAGCTATTCAATTAAATAGAGAAACGATGTTTGCTACCGATGTAGGTGCAAGTGGAGCATGGCGATATTTAGATTGTAACAGTGGTGTTCATTATTTATATGATGCTGGTATAGATCTATGGAATGCTTTTGCAGGTAGTTTATACCCAACAACACTTAGTCTAAAAATGGGATTAGGATTAGTAAACCCTACAAATAGAATTACTACATCTGGAAATTCAACAGCTAATAGTTCTATTAAATTAATAGCAACTACTACTGATTCAACGGCAGCTGAACTACAATTTATTAAACAACATACTCCTAATGTATATCCTAATTTATCAGATGATATGGGTACAATTAAATGGCGAGGAAATTATGATGCAGCTAATCAAATTGATATAGGTTATATTAAGATGATTAATAATATAGCAATGCCAGTTGTAAGTGATTTTCCTACTAAAATAGTTCTTGGCGCTATCCCAGATAGTTCTGGAGTAGCTGTTGATATGTTATCAATTTATGATAACACTATAGATATTTATGGTACTAATTTAAAACCATCTACTATTAAAATGAAAACAGGATCAGAAGATTATCAAATAGATGCTACTAATTCTGGTATTAATCTAGATACAATCTTTTATGCTAGTGGAATATATATACAAAATATAAAAAATGGAGCAACTCAAGTTGCTGCTGGAGCAAATGCTAATGAACTTTGGAAAACTAATAGTCATGCATCTCTCCCTGATAACGTTATTATGATTGGTGTTTAATTATGAGTCTTACTATTGAAGGAATTTATAGACATTACCAAGGAACAGACGCTGAATGTTCAGGTGTTCAATATATAAGAGAATTAACTTTTGCTACTGATATTGGACCAAGTGGAGCTTTGCGATATGTTGATTGTAGTGGACTAACTCATTACTTTAAAGATCTTAATGATAATCTATTTATGTATATTGATGGTACTCGTGGATTTATTGCTCCTGTTACAGGTATTACTCCAACTATAGGAAATCATTTAGCTACTAAAGATTATGTTGATGCTGCAAGTGGAATTGGTGGAAGTGGTCAATTTCTTAGAAATACCGCAGAAGCATATGTATATCCTAAAAATAATGAGGATGCTATTAGAGTAATAGGTGGATCTGGTTATATAGAAATTAATAATAGCGAAGCTTCAACATTAAATTATTCTGGCACAAACCAGCTTATAGTACAACAACTAGATGGAGTTAGTAATACAGCTTTAGAAATATTAACTAGTAGTACTTCAACAATTGGATCAGCATTATCTCTTACTAAAGCCGAAGTATATGGAATTGAAGAACTTGGTGGAATTACATTTAATATTTACAATTCTGGTGTTTTTAGAACATTTGGTGAAATATATACTGATGTAGATGATGTAGCAGCAGGTAATGCTAGTATGTATATAATGACTAGGCATGGTGACAAACTAACAGCTAGAGCTAAATTTAATGATAATGTATATCTTACTCCTATGTCAGGTAAATTATCCCTTGTTGCACATGAACAAAATGGCATAGTATCTATTGGTACTGATGTTATTTTGCCATGGTCTAATACATCTAATGTTATATCTTACAAAGATAATGATAATGATTACCAAGGTTTTACTGGTACTCCAGATGTAACTAGTGAAGTTTTTGCTGTAGGACAAGGAGTATATGCTTCTGGTTCAAACTACATTCACCAGCATGCATCAACTAAGCCTTCTGTAGTATCTTTTACAGATGATGGTATATTCTTTAGGGCAGCAACTACAGCAGCATCTGGGACAGCTGTGAGCTGGTTAAATACAATATACCATACTAACAACTTAACTAGTTTTAATTACCTCAATAGTAATGTTGATTTTATAATAGATGGTCAGACAAGACTTATAGTAGATGCCAACGCAGCTAGTGATACTGTTGGAATTAGAAGAGCTGCTTCAACTGAAGCATTGTCTATATCAGGTGGTATATTAGTTACCGAGTCTCTTGCTGCATCAGATGGTACACTTCAATATTCTGGTAATTTCTTCTGGTTTCATGAAAATGGAGCATGGCGAAAACTTGATACTATAGCTAATAACATTGATGGTTCTGGACAAATTAATTATATACCTAAATTTCAAGATCAAGATACTATTGTCATTTCTAGTTTAATCGATTCAGGCAATGCCGTGTATCCAGCTAGTAATAATACTATTGATTTTGGTAAAACTGGTACAAATGAAATTAAAGATATTCATATAGCAGGAAATGCTAATATAGGTACTGATTTAATAGTAACTAATGATAGTAAAGTATATGGAAGTGGTCATTTTACTGGTACAGTTACTGGCGATACTCCCACAATTGATAAACATTTAACTACTAAAGGGTATGTAGATGGTCAAGATACTACATTAAATAACACAATTAGTAACCATGTTAATGATAGTGGTGCTCATCAAAAATTCTGGCAAACAGATCCAGTTGATAGTGGCTATATAAATCCACGTAATTCTACTAAAATTTATTTAGGTAATAGTACTCCTTCTTATGATGCTTATGTTCATGTAAATATATCTGGTATAAATATTTCAGAAGTAGGATCTGGATTATATGTTTCGGGAACATATTTAGCAGAAGCTGATGGTAACTACGTACAAACGGATACGACCGAATACTATAATTCTACATTAGGTACATATATTTATAGAAATGGTTACTGGGTTATATGTGACATAGTAGATCTTCCATATTATTCTGGTTGGTATGTTAGTTCTAATGATGAAGTTTATGGAGTTTACACTGGTATTATTGGGTATGATTATAATTCTAATAGAGCATTTTCACAATCAATCGTAACTGCTTCGGGACTCGAGCACACATCATCTATAATATCGCTTCAAGCTAATAGTAATGTCATATTAGGTGATACTACTACTGATTCGCTGCAAGTTTCTAATAAATTATATATCAGTAGTAGTGGAATTGCTATTAATGAAAAGGCATCATATTTTAATTCATCTAATTTTGATGAAACTGATGATAACTCCATAACTCCCAAGTGGTATGTTGATGATTCAATATCTTCTGGAAGTTTTGATCTAGGAGCTCACTCAATAGATGAGTTAAATGATGTTGCTACAAGTGGAGTAGCTAAAGATTTAGTATTAAAGTGGAATGGTAGTAATTGGGTTCCAGCAGCATATAATGCAACATTTACATTTAATATAGATAGTTTCGTTGGAACACCAACAACATCACCTGTATTAATAGGAACTGGGACATGGAAAGCTGCAGGAGGATTACCATTTGCTGCTACTTATTCTAATGGTCCAGCAACAGATGGTTATATATCATATACTGAATGGTCAAATATAACTATGAGTGGAGTCGGTTTCGTAGGACCAACACTTAATACCGAAGTTGTTACATATCCTTCTGTTGGTTCATCTAGAGTTATGACTCTACATGCTACTGATGGTTCGGCACCTGATACTCTAACAGAATCATATTATTTTTATAATTTAGCATACTGGGGAGTTGATACTAATACTAGTCTTACTGAGTCAACTTTAGAAGCATTGGCTGGAAGTGCACTATCTAATACTAGAGTTAGATCATTTACAGTCACAGCATCAGCAAGTGAATATATATGGTATTGTTATCCTACTAGACTTGGTACATCAACGTTCACAGTAGGTGGATTCGAAGGTGGTTTTGAATCACCTGCCACAATATCGGTAACAAATGCTAGTTCATTTGTAGAAGATTATTATGCCTACAGGTCTACTAATAATGGCATAGGTACAACAACGGTAGAGGTTTCATAATGGCAGTTGTAATTATAGATAAATTAGCACCAAAAAATGATGCATTTGTTGGTTTAGTAGAGACTAGTCAAGTATTAGCTGAAAGTGTACCATCTGGTACACTAGTAGAGTATGGTAATGTTGTTCTCCAACCTTCAAACTTTAATACTACAACTGTTACTGAACATATAGCATCTGGTGAAATACATTTTACTGAGACAGCAATAGACCATGGAAATATTCAAGGACTCTCAGATGACGATCATGCTCAGTATTCGTTAGTTGGTGGTACAAGAGCGTTCACAGGTACCGTTGGTGGAATTACACCTGTAGATGATACAGATTTAGCAACTAAATTATATGTTGATAATCTTGCTAATGCTAGTGGCGTTATTGGTTCTGGAGTTGCTAATTGGAATGCTAAGTGGGACTCATCTACAACATTAGGTAGTGGTATTATATGGGATAATGGAACTAATGCTAGTGTAGGATACCCTAATGCATTATCTATACAAAGAACTGGATGGCAACCAACATTAGCTGTTTTTCAAAAACCAGCTAACGGTGGAATTTCAACTTCTGCATTTGTTAGTAGTCCAACTTTATCAGCTAAACTATGGATGACTAGATCTGCTTCTGATACTAAAGGTTCACACGGTATAGTATCAGACGATATGGATATCGGTCATTTAGTATATAGTGCTTCAGACGGTGTTGAATATTTACCAACTGCTGAGATCCATTCTAATGTAGACGGTACACCAACTAGAAGTGGAATGTATGGCGATTTAAGTTTTTGGACTAATCCTGGCGGCTTAGCATCTACTCAGAAAGCTATAATAACTGCAGCTGGATTATTTGGTGTTGGTACTGGAGTTACTCCTGCGTCTACTATACATGCTTATAGTTCTGATGTTGATTTATTAAGATTACAAAGACATACAACAGAAGCAGCCACATATACCGCAAATATAGGTCAATATGTTGGAACCGATACTTCTGATCTTCAATGGTTAGCTGATACAAATAATACAGGTTATACTTTTTACACAAGAGATAATGGTGGAAATGCTGTAGCTGCAATAGACATTAATAGTTCAGGTTATATATCTCTTCCACAAGTAGTAGAATCTTCTATTAATACTGATAAGTTTTTAGTTTCTAATAGTAATGAAATTCAGTATAGAACTGCTACTCAAATAGCAAGTGATATAGGTGCTATAACAGGAACTGGAATTGCTAATTGGAATGCTAGGTGGTTAAATTCTAATACCTTAACAAGTGGAATTATCTGGGATAATGGTACTAATGTTGGTGTTGGTTATGTAGGAGGAGGTGAAGCGACTTCACACTGGGTTACTACTCTTTCTGTATTTGCAACTGGTTCTAATGGTGGAATTGCATCGCAACAATTTGCAGATTTTGGAGCTACCCAAGCAGCTAAAATATGGTTGACTAAGTCGTCTTCGGATATTGTAAATACTCATGTTATAGTTGAAGATGATGAACACGTCGGTGATATTGTTTTTGCTGGATCAGATGGTAATGAATATTTACCTACTGCAGAAATTAGATCTAACGTAGATGGTACACCAGCTAGTGGAGTTATGTATGGTGACTTAAGTTTTTGGACTAATTCTGGTGATTCAACTACAGCTGAAATTGCTAAATTTTCTGCATCAGGAAACTTAACATTAAATCAAATAGCTGCTTCTACTATAGACACAGATAAATTCTTAGTATCAAATGCTGGTAAAATTGAATATAGAACTGGTGCAGAAGTAGCACTAGATATAGGAGCAGGAACTGCTATAGGAACAAGCGGATATATAAGCAAATTTGATGCATCTAATTCTCTTATAAATTCTAATGTTTATGATGATGGTACTAATGTTATTATAGGTGATACTGCAGGTGATGGTAAACTACATGTATTCAAAGGTCATGCTGGTACATTTACTGCACCAGCCGAGGCTAATACTTTAATATTAGAAGCATCTGGTTCAGCTGGTACTGCTGTTAAGACTATAGATGGTGCTGTTTGTAGAAATACATGGGGAGTTGATGGTCTTAATCAATTTATATATCAGCAAGTTGAATATAATGGAGGAGTATCTAAATTAGGATTCAATATAAATGGTTCTGATTCATTTAAAATTATAAAAGAAAAAGCAGCCGTTGGTTATCTAGCTGGAGTTGTTCCTACATATGATTTTGAAGTTATTTCATCTGGTAATAGTGCAATGGTTAAAATACAGAATAGTGGTGTTGAAGCTGGTGCATTAGGATTAAGATGCTCAGGTACATTACATTCAATAGGTGATCTATGGTCATCTACACCTAATTCACAACTTTTATTATATGCTGGAGGAGCAGAGCAAGCTAGATTAGATGGTTCTGGTAATTTTTCATTACAGCAAGTTGCTAATGCTGCTAGTGATACTGATAAGATTTTAGTACTTAATGGCAATAGAATAGAATATAGAACTGCTACTCAAATAGCAAGTGATGTTGGTAGTATAACAGGAACAGGTGTTGTCAATTGGAATGCTAGATGGTTAAATTCTACTACACTCACAAGTGGTATTATATATGATAATGGTACTAATGTTGGTGTTGGAGCTGGAGTAACTGCAATTCAAGAAGGAGGTTTTGCCCCTTCATTTTCTGCATTTGGTAAAGGTAATGGTGGACTCGCATCACAGCAGTTTAGTTCTGCTGGTAATACAATTGCTGCTAAACTTTGGTTAACTAAATCAGCGAATGATAATTTTAATAATCATTCTATAGTTGATGACGATGAAGCTGTTGCTCACATAGTTATGTCTGCTTCTGATGGCTATACATATTTACCGACTGCAGAAATTAGATCTAATGTAGATGGAACTCCAGAAAGTGGAGTTATGTATGGTGATTTAAGTTTTAGAACTACTAATGGTGGAACAACGAGTACTGAAGTTGCTAAGTTTTCAGCTGCTGGAGATTTAACATTAAATCAGATATCTAATGCTACAAGCGATAAAGATAAATTCTTAGTGTCTAATACTGGTAAAATTGAATATAGAACTGGAGCACAATTATTATCTGATATAGGAGATTCATTATCAACTCAGAATGTTCTTTATGGAAATTTCGACCAGACATCAGATGTATTAATATATTCTGGTACTAATGCTTATGAATTAGCTCTTAATAATCCTACTAGATTAGCTACTGCAGGCGGTTTAAATATTGGTGGTATTAACTTTGGTGATGCAACAAATGCTCAACCATTTATATACCATGGTGCTAATGATGCAGGTGCTCTTAATATTTATAGTAATTATATATATTATAATACGGCATATAGAACAACTAATGCTAGTGACGCATCAAAAATAGTAATAGAATCAGATAGGATGCTATTTAATTATTATAGTGATTTAAATAGTGCTGATCCTTTAGTATCTGGAATTGATGTAACTGATGCATCAGTACTAAATAGAGTGCCATTAACAATTAATGACATGGGTATTACAATAGGAGCTATATCACAAGATTTTAATAATTACCACGAAATACCAAGATTAACTCTTTATGGAAGTGGCAGTGTTTAACTTATAGAATCATTTAGTACTGATTATGGTGTAAATAATAATGTTGTATATGATGGTGATGCTCATGTATTTAAAACTGACACATTATATAATACTTCAGGTGATTTTAACCAATCACTAAATAATACTTTTGCTCCTAAGTGGTATGTTGATGAATCAACAACTTCAATAACTGGTTTATCAGATCATCAAATTTTATTTGGTGAAAATGATGGTACTATAACTCAGAGCGGACAGTATGCTGTTGGTGAAACATCTATACAAGGTGGAACAGTTCATGTAAATGCATTTAAAACTGACAGTACAGGTGGTCAAAGTATATTTAATGGTTATGACTTAGCTGGTAATGGCGATACATATGCTGGATTTGGTATAGGATCAGGTGGAAACGGAGCACCATATTTAATTTTATATCCATCTGGATCTGCTGTATTTAGACATACTTTTGATGGTCAATTAAATATATCAAATGCTGGAAGTATTGATCTAGCTCAATCAACACCGCATGATTATATAGCATACACTATAGACAGTGGGAACTACGGCTCATATCAAATGAGTCTAAATAGTAGTGGATTAAATTTTACCAATAGTGCTAATTCACTTGATATTAAAGTTGGATATGGTATTGATATACCATCTGGTACTAATTATTATATCGATGGTGTTCCTTTAGGTGGTAGTTCTGGTGATGTAGTTGGACCTGCTTCTGCGATTGATTCAAACATAACATTATTTGATTCAACAACTGGAAAATTAATAAAAGATTCTGGTACTAATATTAGTGCAGTTACCAATAATAGTGCTAAAGTTACAAATGCAACGCATACAGGTGATGTTACTGGAAGTGGAGCATTAACAATAGGTACTGCTAAAGTTACTAATGCTATGTTAGCTAATGTTGCAACTAAAACTTTTAAAGGTAGAACAGCTGCTTCAACTGGCGTTCCAACTGATTTAAGCGCAACTGAAGCTACCGCTATGTTGAATACTTTTACATCAACACTTAAAGGATTAACTCCCTTATCTAGTGGTGGAATTATTAATTATCTAAGAGCTGATGGAACATGGGCTATTCCTGCTGGCATAAAACCAACATTATCAAAGACAATAACTGTTGAAAGTCCAGTTCTTGATGATGATATTGCAATGTTTAGAACAGATGTAGCAATTACACTAGTGGAAGTTCTTGGTGCTAATAATGAAGCATCTAAAGATTTAGATTTAAGATTAGTCTATGACACTAGTCTAGCAGCATCTGGGACAGCTGTTGGTGCGACTACAACTATAACATCGGTAAGTGGTGTAGCATTTTCAATAAGTCAGCCAAGTATAGGAGCTAATAACTGGATAAGGTTAAAAGTAATAGAAGCAACAACTGCACCAGCTAAAGTTAGTGTTGATGTTAGATATACAGAGGATTAAATATGAAATATAATATAAATAAAGTAGAATATATTGAAGGTAAACTAGTTAACACATCTATTGGTTATTTATTATCAGTGGAAGATATGATATCGTTTAACAATATTCATGTTGGTATATTTATGAATTGGTTAGAATCAAATAGAGATCTAATGAATGGTTCAGGAACAATTGAAAGGCATACATATATTGCAAATGGTGAATATGATAATGATTTAAATCTTAATGAAATTTTGGATTTTGGGAATCCAGAAGGAGTTTAAATGGCAACAAACACAACCACACCAGATTATTACGAGTTGTTTGTAAATAACACAGTAGTCCAACCGTATGAAAAAAATGGTAATTGTGGAGTTGGGTGGT